CCACGTAATACATACGGATTATCTTTCCCATATGTTGCCCCATCGCCCTTGCCTATTCCCTTATTATTTATAAGTCTATATAGGTCTGCTAAAGTTTTGCCTCCAGTGATAGCTAAAGCTTCTCTCTGAACTCTTTCAATATCGTCTTGTGTGGATTTTCCTATTGTGGAAACATTTCCGCCAGGAACATACTTACCGCCAACAACAGAACCCATATTCTGAAACACTCCAGCAGGTTGAGATAGCATATCCTTAAAAGCTTCAGAGAAAGCTTTCTTTTGTGCAGCTGTTCCAGTTGTTGCAAAATCTCTTACTGTTGACTGGAAGCCAACCAATTGACCTGTTGCTGATTCTATTGCTTTTTGTCTTGCTGTATTTTGTTTTACTGTGCCGCTTGGCATTGCTTGGGCATATGCGAGTTCTTTAACAATTCTTTGATATTCAGCTTGTTGCTTTAATAATTCATCACGAACTGAAGCTGCTTCTTGAGCATTCATTTGACTATTTTGAAAAGCTTCAGCCTTTGCTTCTAGTTGTTTTTGCTTAGCCTCTTTTTCCTTGTTAGCCTTATTTAACTTTCTTTCTCTTTCATCTTGGATTGCATCTATTGCTAATGTATTTTGACGTTCCTTAACAAGCTGGTCTATGGCTAGCTGAGCTCTAGCTGCCGCTGCCATATCTCCTCTAGCAATTGCATCCTGATAATCAAGCTGAGCTCTTTGTAAATCTAATTGATAATTTTCTTTTTGTTGAACTCTTTGAAGAGCTTTAATCTTTGCGTCAGCCTCTTCATTAATCTTTTTAATCTTTTCATCAATTAACTTTATCTCTTCTTCAATTTGCTTTCTTGCCTTTTCGGCATTTCTTTGGGCTGCTGCTGAAGTAGATAAAGCAATTTTATTTAGTCTAGCTATTTGCTTTCCAACTTTTCCAAAAGTACTGTTGTCTCCAGCCTCTTTAGATAAATTAGTCATAGCAGTAGACATGGCTGTGTCAAACTCTGCAAGCATGAGAGCCTGATCGGCAGTCATATTTTTCAAATTAACTCTAGCTCCAGAAATTGCAATTTGCCATTTAGCATAGGCACTAGCAATGGTATCTGCTGAATTAAGTATAGCTGCCAACTCTGGCTGAGACTTTTCCAACTGATCTAGTTTGGCCTCTCCAATTTGCTTATCTGAGCCATTTATATTTTTAACTTGCTCTAGTGTTTGTTTTAAGGCCTCTGACTGATCTATTACATTACCAGTAGCGTCCTTAGTTCCTTCTAATCCCTTTCTAATTCCATCAATTACATTTAGGGTATTACTAAATGCATTTCCTAAATCTTTGCTTCTAGTCATTCCTTCTAAGTTTTTAACTAAATTTTTAACCATAAAATCAGCAGCTGAAGCTTTATCTCTTATGATAGCAAATCCAGAAGACCCTAAAACATTTAATGCCTCTTTAGATTTTTCAGAAGCGGCAACAATTCCATATATCTTCTTTGTTGCTTCTTCTGCACTCATGCCACCAGCAATAAATTGTGCCTTAATGTTTTGAGCTAGTGGTACAACCTGATCTCTTGATGCTGAATTAAATGTGTCAACAAACTCTGTTAAATTTTCTTGAGCAAATTTTTTGGCTTCTTTCATTTCCTTTATTGTTATCGACATTCCAGGAAGTCCAGCTGGAGCAACAGCTTCAAATGCTGCCTTGCCCATAGCCCTCTGAGCTCTAATTTGTTCTGTTACATTTTTAATAGAAGAAGATAAATTATTATACTTTATTCCAGCCTGCTTAGCACCTTCTTCTGTCATTCCATTTAATAAAGTTTGTTCTCTTTGATACTCTTTTACGTTATCATAAAGTTTCTTTAGGGCAAAGCCGACTGCAGTTATTGCAGCTATAGGCCAAGCAAACTTTGTTGCCATTCCTAATAGCTTAAATGCTTTTGTTAATCCTCCAGCACCACCTGCAGCAGCAGACATAGCATTTTTTATTGCCATTAGTTTTGGAGTTAGTAGTGGAAGGAAATTTGCTGCAGCCATTATTCCCATTCCAAGACCTGATTGGCCCATGCTCATTGCACCCATTCCTAGCATGCTTCCGCCCATGGATATGGCGTTCATTTTTACAAATGGATCAACGGGTCCTGCGCCAGTACTTATTAAAGGTCTTCCTTCTTTAAACCCTTGACCAAATGCTTGCATTAATCCTGGAGTACGCATTCCAGTTGAAGTTTGTTGTAAAGGAACTCTGGATGCAATGTCTGCAGCACTTAAATATGAAGGCCTGTTGTCTCCGTAAAAAAGTCTTCCAGACTTAGCGACTCCTCCTCCCCTACTGTATCCAGGAATCATTCCTCCCATATTTCTTCTTACTGGGTTTAAGAATCTAAATAGGCCAAGAGGTACTGGGCTTCTTCTAAGAGGTCTTCCAGTTGAAACTATATTATCAACTTCTCCTCTTCTTAAAATAAAATCATCATAGTCTTCAAAGCCCAATGTTTTAACTATTGCATTTGCTCTAGCTTTTGCAGCAGAAGAATTGTCTGGTATTCTATCCTCAATTTCTGGCAACCTTACACTTAACATTCTTGTAAACTGATTATATGGATCAGCGATAGCCTGCCCAAAATATCCTACTCCGTGAGTAGTAAGTGTTCCTATTGGATCAATGTGTCCTCTTTGCAAAAATTCTGCATTTCTTCCAATTGGATAACCAGATCTACGCATAGTATCACCAATTAATTTTCTTGCTTCATTTGATAACACTGGCTGGCGTCCACTTCTTAAGGAAATAAGTTTAGGATTTTGTTGAAGAATTCTATCTCTTGCTTCTCTGTATGTTATTCCTTCGGTTTCTGCTAAATTTGTGGCCTGCTCAAAATACTTTCTTGCTCTTGCGATTGCATCGTCTGGGTCATTTGTAATTCTCGCCTGCATAATTCCCATAGCGTCATTAAGTATAGCGCTTGATTTAAACCTAGCATCATAGCTGTCATCCATAAGACTATCAACATAACTATATAACATATCAACATCAGATGAAGTGGATCTAAATGGAGATGTAGCAGCTTGTGCTCCGTAGCCGAACTGTTGATTAGAAACTTCTCCACCCAATGTGCCATTATTAATTGCCATTAGTAATGGAAGATTTCTTTGAGTAGCTTTTCTATTTACAACAAATTCTCCAGGAGTTAAAACTGCTGGAACAATGTCGGAGTCTACATTTGGACCAGGAACAATATTTGGAGAAGAGTATACTGCTCCTCCAGAGTTAAATCTTTTTGGCCTATTTACTTCCATGCTGTAAGGTGCGCCAAATGTTTTAATTCCACGAAGTCTGCCGAACTCCTCCAAAACATTCTTGCTGCTTTCACGCTTAAACATATCTCTTAAAGTATATTTTCCAGTAGGATCTGTTACAGCTTGATTTATTAATGGAGCTTTTGAAAAATCAATTGTTCTTCCACGAGCTGCTGCTAATTGAGATATTTCAGCAGACATTTCTGCCTCAATTTGTGCATTGAGCTGCATGATTTGAATTCTAGCCTGATCTACGGTAATTTTAGCTGCACGTAATTCTGCAACAATTAAGGCTGATTCTGAAGCAGCTTTATTAGCAAACTTTGATGTTATTGGAAGCAAGTCATCATATGTATTTAAAAGATCTGAGCTTATTGTTCCGCCTAAAGCGACTACCTTCTTTAATTCTGCCACCTCTGCTTCAGTTTGCATTCCAAGCGTAGCCATTAATGCATGGAACTTAGCCGCTTCCTGTGCAACAATTCCAGTTGAAACTCCTCCAACAGAAGTCAGACCTTCTATATTTGGAAGTCTTTCGGTCATATACATTTGTGGAGTTGCACCCAGCCTTCTATTTACTGGTATTGCTCCTGGAACTACACCCAATAATTGTCCAGCATGACCGCTCTTTCTTGGATTAATGTGTGAGAATGCTCTAGTATCTCTTTCTCCAGTAAGCCTATGAGTAGGATCTACTTCTATTTGTGTTCCGCCAGTCATTATTAAATTATTACCCATTGTAGAAATTGCTGGCTTTACAGATATGTTTCCACTATTTACTGCATTATTTAAAACATTAAACTCGTCTACAAGGTTTCTTAAAGCCTGTTCCAATACAGCTGCCGCCTGTGCATCACTATAAAATGTTGCCTCTAGGGATTGAGCAGCATGATTTGCTGCAACAATTTCTGGAGTAAGCATTTTCCATCCCTTTGAGCCAGAAAGTAATGCTTTTAAATTAGTTGATCCTTTTAACAGATATCCAGCAAAGTTTGCAAGAACACCAGTTAACATAATTATTGGTCCAGCAATTGCGGTTAATCCTCCAAATGCTGTTATTAATTTCTTTACTGGTTCTGGTAAATTGTTTAAAAACTTTAATAGTTTAGTTATAATATTAATGAACTTAGTTCCTATTGTTAAGAAGTCTTCACCTAATGTTGATAATTCGGCCTTTAAAGACTCTATAGCCCTCTTATATTGTCCAGATGCAGATTCAGTTACGGCTGCTAATTCTCGGCCCGCTACAGCCTCCAGATCCCCAGCACTGGCCTTCATAAGATCCATTACCTGGAGCGTTTGGCTACCCTGTCTTCCTAAGTTGTTAAATAAAGCATTAAGTCTTGAAAATTGAAATTTACCAAATAATTGTTCAATTGCTTGCTGCTTTTGCAGTGGGTCAAGTTTATCTAATGCAGATTGCATTTCCAAAATCATGCCAGTTGTATTACCAGCATTTCTTTGAACCATTCCTAAAATATCTATTCCCCAATTACTAAACTTAGCAACCGCCACATCTGTTGGGTTAATTAAAGAAGCAAGACCAGACTTTAATGCGTTAGCTCCTTCTGATGCAGATATTCCACCTTCACGCATAGCTGTAAGGTATAGAGCTAAATCTTGAACGCTTCCACCTAATCCTTTAATAACTGGACCAGCTTTGGGAATTGCTTCTACTAAATCATTTAGAGTTGTTGAAGTTTGGTTTTCAACTGCGTTTAAAAAGTTAATTGATTCAGATAGTTCATCTGTATTTTGTTTAAAGGCAGTTTGAATTGCCAGAGTGGCCTTCATGGCCTCTGCTCTATCTACTTCTCCAAGTACGGCTAATCGAGTTGTTTCTCTTAATGAGCCCATCAGTTCGTTGCCCTGCTTACCTGTTGCGGCAATATCAGCGGCTAATGAAATAGTTTCTTTATAATTTACGCCTAATGCAGCAGACAATTCTTTAGATGTTGCAATAATATCTCTTCTTACTTTTGTAAGTTCATCAGCTGTTGCGCCGCCTATATCTCCATACACCTTAGATAATCTTGTTAACTCTTGGTCTGCTTCTCTAAATGCTTTGGCTGCTGCCGCACCAAAACCTGCTATAGGGACAGTCAATCCAACTGTTAACTGACGACCAGCCCACTGAGTATTTTTACCCCAATTAATTAATGCTGTGGCTCCTTCATTAATTGCACGATTCATAATCTGCAATTCCATACGAGCTAAGTTTGCTTTATTTTTTACTAAATCTAAACCTCTTGGAATATGTACATTGTATTGCATTAAGCCTTGAGCATTTCTACCCAATGGCTGCATAACTGCATTTTGTAACATTACTTGCTGCTTAGCAAGGTCTCTAATTAATCCGCCACTTTGTTTTGCATGCTGATTAAAAGCACTATAATAATCTCTTAATTTTAATCTTCCAGAGTCTAAGCCTTTTCCAAATCTTTCTACATCGGAATGTAGTGTTACGAAATGAGACGCAAACTGTCCAGTACTTCGTAACGTTTCTCCGAATGAGTTATTGATAACCTTTATTTGTGAAGCAACTGATTTTCCAGCTGATGAAAGGTTTTGTTGTAATTGTTGTAGGCTGGCAGTAGCCCTGTGCACTTCCGTGACAAGGCTTGAAAGATCAGCTTTCGCAACTATATTAGTTACAATCTGATCATCGGCCATTTGCTACCCCTTGGAGTATCCCAATCCCATTCCGATTCCGAATCCAGCTTCTGAGGCGAACGATCCTTGCAGACTAACTACATCATCTGCTGATGCGTTAATCCCAAGTGCTCTCCGCTTGACATCGTCGAACGTAGGACCTGATTTTTCTGCTTCATCGTCCATCGGTATTCCCTTTAGAGATGCTGCAAACTTTCTCTGGTTGTGCTCTTTTTCATGCATTGATTTCAATGTCTGAATGAGCTCTGGCATTGATAGGTTTTCTTCTAACTCTTCGTAATTCTTCCAATGTCCTAAAAGAAATACTTCTCCTTCTAAAGCGGCAAGATCTAGTTCTGACCAGCCAGAACCGCTGCCGCTATTAGGTTTGGGTCGTCCATCTTAATCCCTCCACATACTTCAAGGATGCGATTGATTGTTGGTACGTCCAATGCTTCTTCTAATGCGTCTCTATCTGATACCAAATCTGGTAACTGTGTTTCTAGCGCAACTGCACATGCATCAATTAAAATGCTCAATGTTGCATTTTCATCTGTTGATTCTTGAGTCTTTTGTACGGCAGCCATAAATTTACGTAACTGCTTGATTGATAATGGCTTTAGTTTTACCTTAGCACCATTTTGTAATTCAATTTCTTCTACGTCGTATACTGTAGTAGCCAATTTATCCTCCTTTAGGATTCTTAATTATTATAACATAAGGATGGTGTGGATACAAATGAAAAGCCCCCATTTCTGGGGGCCTTATTTAATAATTAAAATTAATTATTATGCTGGTGTCCAAGCACGGTCAATAATCTTACCGTATTCTGAACCTGCGTGAGCTGAGTCACCAGATGGTAGAAGACGGAATGTTACTGGGAATGTGGTTGGAGCAGTACGAGCAAGCGAGAACTGTGACTGTTGTACTGAAAGAACACGACGTGCATAATATACACGCTCTGTATTTGGAGAAGCTACTGTAGGAGCCTTTCCAATAGCGACAAGCTGGCGCTCTGTTGGAGCTGCACCAAGTGCACCTGCCTCAAGACCTAGTTCGTCGTTATCTCCTTCTGTCAAAGTTGACTTGCCTTGTCCGAATACAATAAGAATATTTTCTAATGTACCTTCGGACATTTCGGTTGCGATCATAACCTCCATCGCAGACTTGAAAAGCTTAGCTGTATCAAGTAGCTGGTCGACGGTTACTGAATCGTATGTTGGATTATAAGTGATCTGAAGACCATTATTTGTATAACCAACGTTACGGTATGCGCCTCCATCCTTTGGTGTTGTTCCCTGTGTTGTGGCAGTTGTTACTGCAACTGCGTTAAGGGTATCAGTGTATGACTCTGAAGTTGAAAATGCTGGAACGAAGCGATTTTTGTTCGCTACGAATGTATTTGCAACGCCAGCTTCCATGCTCTCATCGTAACCTTCGACTGTAGAATCTTCTACTGAAAGGAACAATGGAGAAGCACCGACAAGAATGTTTTTAGCATTACCTACGTTTTGTGCTGCCATGAAGTCTAACCTCCTATTTCATGAAATGTTTATATATATATAAATGGCTGGCTAGGCCCTTCCCTCTATGTCCAATTATAGATGTCCTAGTCGCCTAAAGCAAACTAGGCAAATCTGCCAGAGCTATCAGTTATTCTGGAATATTTTATCTCCAAAATAACATCTGCTGCCAAGAACCCTTGTAGCTCTTCTGATGGGGCTGTCGGCGACATGTCCGATATAAATATACTGTGAAATTTAAATTTATCTGATAAGCTGTCCCAACGGTTTACGTCTCTAGCAGAATCATCCATTCTGCGAAACTCATCTGTAAGAAAGTTTCTTATCTCTACAATGTCTAAGATGTCTGTTGAGTATATTGTAAATAATATTTGCTCACAGCATATAAGCCAATTGTTTTCATATGACATTCCTATTTTGTCATAGACTATATGCTTTTTGCCACTTAAAAATTGATTCATTTCTGGTGCCTGCTGAATTGGCAAAATTGGAACTATAGTTTCATTTAAATTGTCACTATAGTAATCATCTGGATCAAATATATTAGCATCTCTTAACTTTTCCCAAAGATACTTTCTGATCTCAAACATAGCGTCTAATCTATAATTTACCATTCTATACCCCCGCAAATGCTGTGCTTACCGCCGCCTCAGCTTGGCTTGCAACTGAATTAGGCGAGAACTTATATTGTACCGTTTTTATATTAACAGGTATCTTCATTGCTTTTGTTAAAGACGAATTAAATAATCTCTGAAATCCAGAAGCTTTAATTGAGTTGCTAACTAAATTGCTGGTAAAAAAATATTTATATGCTGATAAAAAAGAATTTTTTGTTGCTGCTCCACCAGGCTTTTGTACAGTTACAGATTTTCCTTTGGGCATAAAAACAGTATATCCGTTTACATCAAAAACGAGTCTCTCTGCTGATCTAGGGGATATTACAACTGGCTTGCCCTGTTCCATAATTTCTGCTTTGCTAACAAAGACATGTCTATGCTTGCCCTTTTTAGTTGGAACCATGGACTTTGAAGGCAGAAGGTTATAATTGATTTGAAAAGACATTACGCCTTCAGAAATTTTGTTTAACTTAAAAAGCCTAGCTTCCTTGTCACCAACTCTTTGCCATTCATATACATGGTGCATTGACCTTGGAGAAGTTCTTGCTTTCGCATCTATGTACTGGCCAAAATCCTGTTCGATTTGCTTAAATATAGTTTTTGCAAATGCTCTATTAAATGATGTGCTGTTTGTTAATTTTGCTACAACATTTGCTTGATAAAATATTGCTGCGGAAACCTGGGCCACAGTACTATCTTTAATTGCTCCGTCAACTCGTTGTCCCGCCATTAACTTTGTTAATCCGCTGGCTGCTTGTAATAGTAATTTATCAGATGCCAATTTGCTGGTTCTCCGATCTTCTTACAGATGAGTTATATCCTAAAACCGATCCAAATGGATCTGTTATTGGTGTGGTTCCTACGACTTCAAAAACAGTTGGGCTGTTGGTTGGAAAGTTTATCTCAGTCCAAACACATTCTCCTCTTGAATCCCTTATATTTGTTATCTTTTCTCTTATTGTAAGTCTGTCTTTAGTTCTTATCTGAAGTATTTGATCATTATAGTATCTATTGTCGAATACCTGCTTATCGCTAGTTCTTGTTGTAGCTGAGTTGCTTATTACTCCTTTAGCATGACAGTCTAAAGTTTTATCATAAATCCATTCTTTTTTTATAGAACCAGTGTTTGCGTCCTGAATATCAATCTGCTTATATACATCCAGCTTCATTGATAAAACTGCATTAATAACTGATGACATTATATCAATGAGGCTTTGTTTACAATGAAGTCAGACAATAGTCGGTCAGCGTAAGCATTACCCGTTCCCATAAAAACTTCTGGACTGTATTCAAACTGCCAGTCAAAAGTTTGTATTGTTGAAATATATTGATTCTTCCAAGTGTTATCCTTTGCGAAGAAATCTTTCATTAATTCTATAGCTGCAAGCTCTACCTTGTCTGGAACCTTCTTCCATCCGAACTTGCCTTGAACTTCATACATCGCACCGTTTTTAAATACACCTTGACCATCATGTATTGTTGGTGGAACCATTCCATTTGCAATATAGACAGTATTATCTAACATTTCTGCTCTATTAACTCTTATACCAAAGCCAGTTTCTGAAACCTGTACGTTGTATCCCCAATTATTTACTGCTGGGTAGGCAGTGTTATCTATTAAAACAATATCATTTAAGTATAGCTTATGAATTGTGTGAAGACGATCTGGTAATGGCAAGGTGTCAGAACCAGTTCCCATGACTCTATGTATATCGCTATACAGATAAAATTGTTGTCCAGTATAATCTTCTATTCTCTGTCTAGCATATCGTTCTGCCGCTGCTAGCTCTGAAAAAGATTTATAATTTGGATCTGAAGGATCTGTGCTTACACCAAGCATGTAGGCAGACTGGTATAAATCTGCATATGGCGTCACTACAAAAACATCATGACGGTAGGTAAACTCTTCAGAATCTACCTCATAAATCCAAACAAGTCTTAGAGTACCTGTGTTGCTTGTATATGGCAAAGGTATGTGTGCTGCATACAGACCAATATTTGTTTCATCTTTTTCAGCAGTAATAGTATCTAATAAAATTGTTAAGCCAGGATTTTCTTCTTCTGGAGTTTCAGTGATATCGTATATCTCTACTGTTGGTAGATTGTCTGCATCAACAACATTTCCTCTCCAGAATACCTGATGATAAACTGGGGAATTGCTATTTTTTAATATCTCTGCCATTTAATAGGCTTAGTTGTAGAACTCTCTTACTTCTGCTGGAGTTGCTAATCTAAAGCCCTCCTCCTTGTCAAAAATTCTTTGAGCGTCTTCCTTGCCCATAGCGACAAATGGATGCTCTTTAGTAAATGTCTTACCCATTATATCGTATCTAAAATTATTTCTTGTCATTCTAACAAGCACTTCGTCTGCAGAAATATCTTTATTTGGGTCAAACTTTGGAAGCACAGTAGGAGCTTCTTCTTTTGCCTCTTCAATATTCTTTAATGTGCTTTGGTATACTGACCATGTTACGCCTTCTTCTGCAAGAGCGGCTACTATATCGGCCTTGTTTTTTAGACCATCTGTATCAACTGCAAAGTCCTCTGCAATTTTCTTTAATTCTTTTACCTTTAATGTCTCGAATGACATATATTCTCCTTAATCTAGGTAACAATAATTATAGCATTACTGGGTTAAAAGGAAAAGCCCCCAAATTTAATTTAGGGGCCTTTCAGCAGTTTAATTCCTATAAATTAGGAAGCAACCTTAACGTTCTTAACGACAACCCATGCATCTGCTTGCTCAATTTGGGTTCCGACACGGGTATACATTGTATACTCAATCGAATCCTTCTTTGGCCAGAAGAAGCGATAAACTGTAACGTCACGCTTGATACCAATAACTACGTTATTAGGGAATGTCAAGTGTACGTCACCATGGTTACCTGATGGAGTGTCATAATCTCCAGCTTGTGTCTCAGGAAGTAGTGGCACTTCAACAATCGGAATACCGAATGCGAATGGTGCTACGAATCCAGCTGGGCCACCAAGACCTGGCTGATCTCCACGGATAATGCTTGAAGCGATATCCTGTGGGTTTACGTTCTGGATATTTTGTGATGTTGAATACAAATAATCCTGAATCAAGTTTGATCCTGATAGGAAGCGGAGATCTGGTCTACGCTGCTTGTACTTACGTGGCAAAGCCTTAAGGGCATTGTTGAATACTTCACGGGATACGTTAGCACCCTCAGCATCAACTACATGTCCGTTTGTCTTTGCAATCTTAACTACGCCGTCAAACGCCTTGTATAGCTGGTCAGAGCTTAGTGCAGTATTTCCATTGAGGATTACATCTTCAATGTCGTTACCTGCCTGAGTTGCCATCATACGTGCGATATGATCTTCTAGATCAGCACCTTCAATGTTGTCTTCAAGAGATTCTGTTGAAAGCTCCCAATCTAGGCGAAGCTTCTTTGTTGTAAGAGAAATCTTGGAGAAGGTGACTGCAGCATTACCACTGTTTGTGTTATCTGCTTCAGAAGCAACCTTCATAAGTTTCTCACCTACGCCGATACGATCAATTTCAGTAGTGTCTGCTCTCATTCGAACAGTACGAGCTACCTTACCGATTACTGTCGCATCGAACATATAATCGAGGAATCGAGCAGATTGCTCTGGGTTCAACAAACCACCCTTGCCTTCGGAACCAACGTGGATACCTGAATCGGCACCAGCGGAACCAGTCATTGCTGTGGTTAATGTTGTATCAGCGGAAACTGCTTTTTGTAATAGTTCATTGCTCATTGTTTTTTGTTTCACCTACCTTCATTATTTAAGTAATTCATTAACGGAACCGAGGAAAGAACCGTTCCATTTTGATTTTTTTATTGTAATCTCCTGAGACCCGCCAAGGTCTGAGGACTTCTTGAATGCAGTCTCTGATTCGACTGCGTCTACTCTCTTTTCAACAGTTGCAATTGTATTCTTAATTGCATCTACTGCAGATGAGAGTGCTGTGTGTTGTTCTGCTAATTCTGAAATTCTAGCATCTACGCCTTTGCTGAAAGTTTCAACTGTCTCTTTGATAGCTGTAACTTGAGCTGCGTTTGCCTCAGAGGCTTTTTCCAAAGTCTCTGAGAAGAAACCCTTTAGGTCACCAAGCATCTTTGCAAAATCAGGTTCTTCAACCTCAACTTCTGATACGTCGGCTGCTTTTTCCAGAACTTCGGCAGAAGTTTCTTCTGATGTTGCTTCAGTGTTTTCAACTTCATCAGACTTTTTAACTTCATCAGATGATGGAGCAGCTGGAGTTGCTTCTACAACTGGAGCTGCAGGCGCTTCTGCTTTTACAACAGGAGCTGCTGCCTTTGGCTCATCTTTCTTTGGAGCCTCAGGAGCACGTAACTTTTCAACAGTGTCTTCTACGACTTCTGTATTTTCTACGTTTTCCACTTCATTACCTCCTTCTGCGTTTGCCTGTTTTGCAATTTGTGTATCAGGCAACGTTTTTAATCTTGATTTATGAGAATCAAGAATCTTATCTATTTCCTTTGATTTGTTAATATCGTTTGACTCTACCCATCCAATGAGTTCTGTCTTCTTTCCAGTAACTGGAGAAATATATTCTGCCTCTGTTGACATAAACACAGAATCACTTTCTGCACAATAAAAAATATTTTCCATTTTTACATCTGCAGCAATTCCTTTAAATATCATTTGGCCATTTACCTTTTCAATAGACAAAATATTGCAAAGCTCATTTGCTGGAGAGTCTACTATTGATAATTCAACTAAAGAATAATCTTTAATAAATCTAACGCTTTGTCCTGTAGACTTGTTAACCTCTGTGTCTGAATCTATAATCTTTCCGCCAATTGAAAATCCTGTTAATGTTCCATCAAGAACTTTTTCCCAGGTATCCTGTGCGCCTTTTGAAATGTATGCGTCAACATATACTCCGTTATAAAACTCTTTTGTTTTTGGATCGTAATATGTTTCTGGTCTAAATGATGCAACCTTACCGACAGCTAAAGGCTGATGCATTTCTCTTAGATTTCCACGAAAACCTTCGAAAGCTTTCATGCTCGCTTCCTGCGTAACAACATCACCAGTCTGATCTAGGTTGTCTAATGTAGCAAAACCTGAGACTGTTCTTTTTTCTCTGTTGACCTTCGTAAACGGAACTGATAAATTAATAACATTTCCGTTAGAAGACCAATGGGATTTTTCAATGGTCATATGTGTATATTATAGATTTCTATATATCAAAAGGCAAATAACAGTTGAGTAAGACTACTCGACTTGTCTGCCGTCGCCTTTTGCATTTCGGCCTTCCCCAGAGGTATCTGGAGAATTTGCAGATCTTTCTTGGTCCCTAGTTCTGGTTTGCATTGCCTGAGCCTTTGCTTCTGCTGCCTGGGCTTGAAGATCTACGACCTCATCGCCACCTTCTCTAGGAACTAATCCCATTCTAATTCTAACCTCATTTGGTGTAATTACCTGGAATCTTAAATATCTTTCATCAATTTTTGACTGAGTATCATCATCATTAAGGGCCAACTGATTAAATTTAATTGTTAAAGCGTCTGTCTTTTCTTCAATAATCTTATTTAATTTCTTTTCTAAATTAGCCTGGGCAGGGCCACAAACCTGCTCCCTGAATGTTTTATCTGCGTCTCTAGCGACTGCTAAATTAACTCCAGCAGGGGTTCCTATTTTATTTATAGGAACTCTATGAGAAATTAATATTTCGTCCCTATTTGAAATTCTGTAAGTATTAAATGACCCATCTTGAACTCCAGATTCAATTGGCTCCATTTTAAATTCAGTTTTTGAATCAGCAGAGTCTGGGGGCAAAGGAATATAAAGAGATCTATGATTTTTACCTCTTAAGCCTACCTGGAAAAACTCTAAAAGTTTTCTTTCTGATTCACCCGAAAGCTTTGCGCCCTTGACTGTAATAAGATATCTTGGCACCGCCTTGTTTTCAAAATAATCTAGGTTGTACTTTCCAGCAAATTCATTTCCAGCCATTGCGTTTTGAGATGCAATAATGTCTGGTATTCCATAATAATTATTTGTTGGAGTGTACTTCTTTAAATGAATAATTTCATTAGGGCGATCTGTTGCACTTGTAATTGGATTAGGAGTCTCTTGATCTCCAAAGTTCCTAAAAAACACTGCCTTTCCATATAGCAACTGCATATATCCATCACGCAATCTTCTTACACGCATTGTTTTAGCAGGTATATGTCCAATATATCCTATATCGCCTCTTGTTGTTCTTCCAATCTCGATGTATCCATTTCCTGTAGATTCTAAATCTGTATACACCTTAATAAGAGTTTCAGTAAATGTTTCTTCTTCGTTTACTGACTCAAGCCACTCATTTAAATCTTGTCTAATTCTATTTAGCTTTTTTCTAGCTCTTGCAAGCTGCTTTTCATCTTCTATGTTGTCTAACGCATCATTTGCTCTTTTTGATTCTACAAACTGATAACCAAGTCCAACGATGTTGGACACCTTTGCATTTATGGCAGCGTAGTTGTATGGAGAAATTTCATAAATTCTTGAAAGATATTCTAGGTTATATGGTGGCTCGATCAAGTCAAACATAGCATAGCCAGTTACTGCTTGCTGTAATAGATTTTGCTGAGTAGCAGTTCCATCCACACCTACAAATCTTTTTTGCAGGTCACGATTCATCTTTCTTCTGAATGTAGGTCCTAATCCAGATATCTTAGATATGTCTTCGCCCTCCACCTTAAATGGATCATTGCTGATGGTGTTCTTTGGGCTATTGTACTTAACCCAATCAGCCGCATTAGAAATTTCTATTTCGCTGATCGAGTTTTCTTCATCATCAATAAACTCCATTATTTTCCACCCTTTAACTTTTTCATTTCATCCTTATAGTTTCCTATATCCAACGGATCTGGAGTAAGTCCCCATTTTAATCTTTGTTTTTGATACTCAAACTCTTCGTCGTCAATTTTTCTACTGCCTTCTAAAAACTTAGGCTTTCCTTCTTCAATTCCATAATGTCTTACTGCTTTAGCCAGCATTTCAATCTTTTGTCTATTATCTTTACGTGATGCTACCGACAAGAAGTTTCCCTCATCGTCTCCGATCCAGCGTCCGTCTGGCATCTCCCAGACATAAACACCAATTGTGGTTTCGCCTTCTTTGACCTTATAGCTAGTTTTGATATCCATATACACATCATTTTACCACTAATGACAGCCTAAGTCCAGCCTTTTGTCACACAAAATGACGCTGAGCTAATTTGATATACGTACCCAGTCTGGAGAATATGTGTACACATCTAGTTCTGTCATGGTGATGTCCGAATCCTCTACTATTAAAGAGTTATTGCCCATATAAAGTTGATAGTTATTTATTGGATCAGCATCACTATTTGAATATATGGTTATATTTTTGTAGGTATTATTGTCTAAAAGCCCGCTCCAGGATCCAGACTGATACTTTACATTAAACCAGGTGTCTCCCGTAATCTCTGAATTGAATTTGATAAATATATGATTTGAATCATTTATATTGATATAAGAAGATATGTTTGTAGCCCCTGTGGCGTCCTGTCCATTTATGTATAGCTCAGATATCCCAGACTTGGAGATAGAGCCTCCAGAGGCCCAGGAAAGGCTGTATTCGGTGCCCTCAGTCATGTTGTGTACCAAGTATCCCGCAGACAAAGATTTAGGTGTAAATATAAATTCTAAATCTAAAATTGAATTAATTGTAGTTAATTTAAACCCTGCTGATTTACAAACTATGCCATCATTTTTGGCTCTTGCAAGAACTGGGTATTCTAAATTAGATAGGTCTATATCTCCAGATAATTGATTAGAAGATATATGTCCAGTTCCATTGTGTGCAAATAATTTCTTCTCTTGATAAAAAAACAAACTTAAATAATGTAGTTCTGGAGTATACTCTGTTGAATCAGAAGAATCAAACTGCACCTTAACATATATTATTTTTTTATTATTTGGGTTTGGAATAGAAGATCCATTCTCACACTGAGTCCAAGTTATTTCATCAGTTGAAACAAAGACAGACACTCCCTCTCCGCCCAGCCATTCTATTTTTGAAGACACATAATTTTTTCTTATTGATAAAGAAACTGCTTCTACAAATTCTCCAGATAATTTCCCTGGCTTTAAATAGATAGTGTTTTTAATTTCATCATAAGCCAATTCCGCACTTGAAAAGTAATCCCATCCTTTTGATAACGGAAACATAAACTTATCTGCTTCTGGCTGATGTTTCTCTGTTGATTTAAATATAACTCCAGAGTTTAAAGAAGCAATCTGTGATGGTGTAACAGTTGACGATTTAAAGTAATGATTTTTAATTTGATTTATACTTAATGCATACCTGTATACTGCTGGTGCATCTATAACAAAACTTTCACCAGCAGAACATGGCCCAGAAGAAAGTAAAATTGAATTATTGGAAAATCTAAAATTATTTAGTTTTTTAGACCTAACAAGAACTCCGTCTATGTATAAAGATATTAATTGCTTTTTATATACTGCAACAATGTGCATAGTTTTATTTGTATTAGGCAGGGTATAAGAAATTTTTTCTGAGCCAACTGAAAAAACAATATTTCCCTGATCCCAATAAATCCCTAAGTCGTTAGATGTTCCTAAAATTTTTGTAAAAGAGTTTATTGACTTTGGGTATATCCATGCCTCTAAAGAAAAATCGTTGTCCGAAGTTTTTGTTGTCCCAAAAGCTTCTGATGAGTTATTCCCATAATAGTCTTTTGTTATTGGAAAATCGATATAAGATGTGCTAGTTATTGTTGTTCCAGAAACTCCTTGAGGAATCAATGGAAATATCTTTTCATCTACAAAATTGTTATACTCAGCGTGATTTCCGCATCCAGAATAATCATACGCCACATTGCCCACACTCTCATCAAGCTTCCAGAAACCTAGTGGGCTGTCCTTAAAAATTGAAGTATAGTAGGACATGATTTTATTATATCAGAAGCTTTACTTTTTGCTGAATATCTTTTTGAAAAAATGAATAAAGCTCAGGGCAGCTTTTTCTATTTTCACCTCAGTAGAAGTATGTTCTTCTTGATAGTGTTTGCTATGGAAATAAGGATTTTTCATTTGATTTGAAAAATGCCTTCTTGGATGCCTTTGATATGGTGACATAACTATATTATACCAATTTTATCCGTTTAACACGATATCCGATCCAGTTGTTTTTAAAAACCTTTCTGGATCAAATCTCCAATTATCTTTGGCAAAAGAGGTGGCTATTTTGGCACATGCCTTATCATATACATCCTTTTCTAGAAAAGGCTTTAAATCATTTAAGGCTTCCGCAACATCATAGTAATTTTGTCTTAAAAAAGTTGGATCCCCCGCCTGATTTCTTTTAAACACCTTTTGATTTATTCTTCCAGATGGCTCATATAATGTTACTGTCAAGTACTGTCTAGCAAAACCCCAGTCCTTATACATATTGTATGCTTCAGATGCATCTATTGCATTGTCATAGAATATGATAGTTCTTACTGGGGACTCACCATCTCTAGATATTGTTAGCATATAAGATGTTGCCTTTTTAGAGGAAACATCATTAAGATAACTAGAAACAACATCGACATGTTCTTGCTTTAACTGTCCAGCAGCTGTCATGGCGACTCAAATCTAGAGTACCACTTGTAGTCTTGGTAAGGAATAACTGTAGAGTCAACCCACCAATCTTCATGGCCAATTTTACAAACTAATGAATAGCCGAGGCTATCTAAAATTTCTCTCTGTGCATCTCTCAAAGAAGCATTTTTATAATGAATTATAAACTCATGCTCGAAAGAAATGACAGTGAATCTATAATGATTTAGTGGCAAAGCAATTAAACCTAAAAGCGGTTGTCCTATTGGATGCTGAGGTCTCCCGCCTCTGTCCATTGGACTCTCTATATCAATTTGAAGATAATCTATTTGTTTTGGAAAATTATTTTCTTCAAAATACTTTAGGTAATTAAATTTAGTTGCGTCTTCTACTAGGCATGGATTGGATCTAACCGAGTTATAGTTTTTAGCATGCTGTTCGTTTAAGTCAAACCCTAGTCCTTTCCATCCGTAATCTTTTTCCATTCTATAAGTAGTATTTCCCTTAATGGGGTCTGCTGAACCCATTTCAACATAGTATCCATCCCTCTTATAATTCAGGATGTCTAGTGCAAATGAGTCCGAAGAACTTATAAAGTTTCTTTTATCTATAAATTGTTCCATCTGATTCCTCTATTCCATCAAACAGTTCCTTGCTTAGAACTGCAGGTTTATCTTTAGATCCTTTAACAAACATTGTAGATATATATCTATAATTATTACTTTTAACTGGCAGCGTTCCATGTAATATGTTTCCACCATGAATCAACATGGACCTTGCTTTTGGCTTATGTATTAGATTTAGTTCTGGATACTCTATCTCTCCGCCCTCGTAATCATCATTATAATATATAACAAGACCGTATCTTATATGATAATCTTCATCGTATTTCCAATAATCCCTGTGTGTGCCTAAAAAATCATCTTTAGTGTATCTGGCAATATTTATTCCAGTAATCTCTAAAAACGAATCAAAAATCTTTTTACATTTAACATTTATGCCATCGTAAAGATTATCATTTAGTTCATGAACCATTGGATCTATTATTTTGCCATCCCAAAAATTAAACTCGTATGCATTCTTATCCATTGCATACCAGTAACTTTCATCTAGTAACTTTATCTGGTCTAGAATAAGAGACTGTTCTTTTTCTGTTATAAAATTTTCAACCTCATAAATGTCTGGTAAAAGTTTATTTATATTCATGATTATCCTGTTACATCATCATGAGTTTTACTAACAATTTCATTCCAAATGTCTTTGTGTCTTTGATCTAAAAATTCTTCAAACTCTTCTACGCCCATAGAGTTTTTATCATTGTAGTATTCTTCTGTTCCGTCCTGCCAATATTTCCAATAACTTCTAATTATGTACTTAGTTCCGTTTTCAACAATTTTTACTCCATGATAGACGGGGTGCTTGGATGGGAAAATTATTGCATCTCCCTTTGATGGTTTGTACGATATTCTGTGTAAAACTTTTGAATAGTCTTCTTCGAATACCTTAAAACATATTTCTCCACCATCATAATTATCATTTAGGTAAAACACAGAAGTTGTTTCAAATTTCATACCTGGCTCGTAATCTCTTTCTAGCTGATAATCAGTATGATAATTCATGGCCTGGGTTCCAGAAACACCAGACATTTCATTATAGTAACACAAATCTGGGCTACCAAACTCCCAATTATCTAAAACTATTCCTTGAGACTCAGTATATTTTTTTGTTATGTAATAAAAAGAATCGGTAAATTCTTGAAGTGATTTGTTTTTAGAAGACTCAAGCGTTATTTTTTCAGACCATTCTAAATCAGATGGAAATTTTTCAAAACTAGATCCTCCTATAGGAAGATAAATTTTTTCTCCGAAAGAATACCATTGCATCCATTGATTAGAAAATTCTTCACCCCTTAGATAATTTATTAAATCATCACTTTGAGTTAGTATGTTTTTAAAAACCCAAATTTTAGGGTGAAGAACTTCCACTTCAATGTTATCAAAAGACAACTACATCATTCCATTCATTTGCTCGTGATAAGCTTTGATGTACTCCTCTGAAGGACCTCCTGGGCCACCAACAACATAGCCATCTACAAATATGAAACCTGGAGTAATATATTTTTCTCCCTCTTTCATAATATGAACTTGATGCTTGTATGGGTCAGTAGATGGGAATATTAGTGCGCTACCAGCTTTTGGCTTTGCAGTAAATGTAACCATGTCTTTAGTTCTTGGATCTAGAGCGTCGTCTGGTGGTCTCAAATGACCATTAACCTCTAGTCTTAAGTCTTCTGGTCTGATTACAAATGATATTTCTCCACCTTCATAATCGTCGTTCCAATAAATGATAATTGACCACTCTAAACTGTTATCTCCAGCCTGTCTGTCAAAATGTGCTCCCATGGCACAACCTGGAATATATTTAGAAATACCTACGAAAGGAGAAACGTTTGGCTCTCCCTTCAGACCTCTGTCTACAATAAAAGCTTCTGCAATATTTCTAATTGCATTTCTAATCGTAGAAATAATTAAGTCTACATCCTTTCTAACTTCTGGATCTAAACCTTCTACTTCAGCTAGATTGAAATCTTTTTTCTTACCAAAGATATTTCCATCTCTGCTGCTTGAGTTCCAATTGTTCCACTTAGGAATAACCTTGTGAACTCTTTCGTCAGAATCCAGCTTATTGATTAGATCAATAATTTCTTGAGGATTCTCAATTACATCCGAATACATGTAAACATTTTCATGTAATCTTTCTTCTAGTTGCATTATTCGTTTTCCTCCATTTTATATTTATTTCCGTCTGGATCTAACTTATATCCTTCTTTTAGTGCATCTTGCCAACCAGCCTTTATCACTTCTTGCTCTTCTCTAATTCTTTTCATTTCAGCGTCCCAGGCATCAATTGTTTCTTGAGGGTAAGCACTCTGGTCTCTGTCGTCCCAAAATGATCCAAGCGTGTACCTAATGCCAGAAGTAATCATTGTAACCTCATGAGTATTATCAAACCCGCCTGCAAAAGCAGCTAAAGAACCTGTCTTAGGATAAATCAATTTATCTTGCTTATTGAACTTTAGTAGTCCGCCTTCAAACTCGTCATTAAGGTATAAAAAGGCAGCGTACCTGCTTCTTTCAAATGGTCCAGTGTTGCCTTCTAAATCTGTATTGTCTGAATGTTCTTTTGCAAAGGCTCCTGGCTCCCACTTCTGAGCATGAAAACCAATCTTGTGAATATCGGAAAATTGTTTTCCATGAACCTCTGCAACTGCTTCAACTATTCTATTCTGAAGCACAGAAAAAAAATCAGAAGGCAATCCGAATTGCTCTAGTTCTTCGTCACCGTCTTGCGGAAGAACGGAAGAATAAGATTCATAAAATGTAATTGGTGTCCAAGACAACTTTTCATTTTTAACCTGAGCTTCCATAACATCAATAATTGCTTGGGACTCCTCTTTAGTCAAAAAGTTTTCATACAACAAAATATCTTGAGTTAATCTTGTATAATTAGACATTTTTACCCCTCGTAAACACTTTCATAAAGATTCTTTCCACGCATTTCTGGATCTAATAGCGTCCTATAATACTCTTTACCTGCCTCAGGCTTATTTTCTCCAGTGTGTTCTAATATGGTCCAAAAGAAAGGAACTGTATATCTTATATTTCCTTTTATCTCGGTGACGCCATGTATATAATTCATGTCTCCTGGGAAAAAGTATGCTGCTCCTCTTTTAGGCTTAATTCTAACTCCTTGTAGAGGCCAGTAGATTTCTCCACCTTCGTAGTCATCGTTTAAATAAAATAAACTTGCTATGTCGTAATATGGAAAATCATTTGGCAGTCCTGCATCTGGACCATCATGTAGTTCTTTATCAGCATGAGGTTTTTGTAATTGTCCTGGTAACCATCTTACAATTGTTTGTCCAGTTGGCTGTACTCTAACATAGAAAAAGTCTTCTATAATTGGCTGAAGTCTTTTAAATAGACCTTCAATAACTGGACCAATTTTTGGATCATTCTTATCTAATGATGGTCTAGTTGCCACTCTATCTTTCCAATAGTTAGCATCATATATTGTGGTTCCATTTTCATTGACATGGCTTTCTGTATAATCCCAAATTGTTATACCTTTTGCAGATTTTTCCAAAAAGTCTATCTCTTCTTCTGTCATAAAGTTTTCTAGTTCAACAATATTATCTTTGCTGGTCCCAAAAAATCCTGATGGGGTGATAGATTTTGTCACCTGATCTAAATGATTTACATTCATCTTTTCCATATTAATATTATATCACTCCTCTATCTTTGTAGAAAAATCGTTAATTTTTAACCTTATAGCCTTTAATTCATGGTCACCAATTTTTGTTCCATCATACTCTACACCATCTCTATAAAAATTAGTAAACTTGCCCTGCATAGTTATTTCTTGCCAGACCTTGTTTCTTTCTTCTTTTTGTTTCCAAGAAAGCTCTGGCCACACCTTATCCTGAATTTCTAACTCTACCTCATTGTATTTAGCCAATGATATTGGAATAAAAGTAGCTATTGGAGTACCAGCTGGTATAGTTATTACTGTGTTTGGTCTAGTTATTTTCCATGCAACTGGAATTGCTTCTGGAAAAAAAGATGTGGATATAAGAGTTGTAAATGGCGCAGCACCATCTATAAAGTAATTAGGAGGAACTATTTGTAGCATTGTCGTGTCTTTATCTGTCTCAAAAAAGATACCAGTATAAAAACTTATTGTGCCATTAGAGCGTTGTGTACTACAGGCTCCAGCTGGATCCTTTAAAACCTTTACGTGTTCCGAACTTGAGTCAGATATTCCATCCCAAATAAACTCGACATCGTCTAGTAATGATATCGACCATCCAATTGTATTAGCTAAACTAACTGGAAAGCATTTGTATGCATGAGCATTATCAGTAGCATCCATCCAGTCCCTTTTTACTTTAGTCTGCTCTATCTTTACCCTATGTCCAGCATGTTTATAGGCTTTAACTAACACTTGGCTCATTCTCCCATTTAGGATCATACATTTCTTGTGAGTGGAACTTGCCACTATAATCTAACATAGTAACAATTGAATATTTTGTTCCCGATATAACTGGCTTTGCTTGATGTGGGTACATGTAGTTAGAAGGGAATATATATAAATCTCCAGCTTTTGGCTTAATATTCAGGTTTTGCAACCTGAAATATAATTCTCCACCCTCGTAATCATCATTAACATATGCAACTAAAGAGACAGTACAATTATATGAGTATCCATGATCGTGGTGCTCCATAAAGTGTTGTCCTGGTCCATACTTAATAAAATTAAATGCTTCCCAGTATTTAAGGTCCATAAGATTATGTTCTTTTCTATAATCATTTACGGCTGGAGATTGTACATCAAATACGTCTTGCCACAATTTTTGAAGTTTTGAGGACTCTTCGCTTTTATCAAATTGAATGTCGGTCTTCTTGAATTTAAAATCTACACAGTCTCTATAATCTGGCATAAGTTCTTGATACCCAACATACGCTGGCTGCCATGCATACTTAGCGCCAGAATTTACTGGACTAAGAATGTTTTCTAGTCTGCCTATTACATCAATTTCTTTTTTTATAACATCTCTATAGACAAATATACCATTCCCTAGAGACTCTTTTGATGACCAAGTTTGCATTTTATTTGTACTCTCTCCTACTCCATACCTTGCTTTTATATACTCCGCCATCTGGTTGACGGTAGAATTTCATATTGTCTGTCATTTTATCATATATATCTTTTTGTGACAAAAACTTTACCTCATGCTGCCAGTCTTCTCTTTTAAATGGAAGTATCTGTAAATACGGTGTTCCTGCTGGAATTGTTCCTTCCCATCCTTCAACCAAAAAGAATGGAAATGTGCCAGATAAATGGACACTATCATTATCTACAACTCCAGTTGTATTTAAAAACGGTAAGTCAAATCTATTCATTGGAGTCATATATAAACAGCTATACCCTTCAGGAACTTCTAATGCCCAATCTGGATACCACGCAAAATGTTCTTTATAATAACCAGTTGGATGCTCAAACTGAGGCATCGGATCTCTTGTTGTACAAAAACCTGCATTTTTTTTATCATCTATTTTTACATTAATTTTTCCATTTTTATCTTTATAGAATGTTATATCACATGGAGTCTTAAAAACATAACCAGTAATAAATGCATCCATAACTGCTGGACAAGCTTTCCAAGTTGGGATATACCCGTAATCATTATTTGTACCCTCTTTTGGAAAAGGACAAACTTCCTTGGTAGCTTTGTAATATTCACCATTGATTGGGTTTTTAGCAAACCTGTCGGCATCCTTGTACCATTTAGGCATAACAGAATGAGTAGTTCCTGGCACTGATGGGCTAAATTTTGTTAGCCATGGTCTAAATGCTGTAAAAATTATTTTATTAATATCCGCCTGAACTTTCTGATTTATGATATAAATCATTATAATCCATCATGATAACTACAGCATACTTAATTCCTGAACTTATATTTAATGATGCATGCTCGTATACATAATTGGATGGGAACAACATAATGTCTCCAGCCTTTGGCTTAACTGTTAATCCATGTCTTGGAAATTCTAGTTCCCCGCCTTCATAGTCATCGTTCAAATAAACTATTGCAGAAACTGTACATGTATAAAATGGTCCATGGTCTGCATGTATTTTAAAGAATTCACCTGGCATATATTTTACAAAGTTAAATGCTTCTTTATACTTTATTGAAAAATGCCATAATCTTTCATAGTGCTGCAATGCAACATTTAATCTATCATTAACCATGTCATGAGCTTTTGCCAAAGCATCATTTTTAGGAATATAAGTTCCAAGAGCTTCTTTTTTATATTTTAGATCATAACAATTTCTTGCATGGGTGGTTCTTTCTTTACCATTAACACTGGCTTCATTCCATTGAATTTTTGGTATGCCTAAAGATATTTCATTTTCAATTAAATCTATAATGGTTTTACAGTCATCTTTATTAACTGCATTTCTATACAAGTGGATGCCGTAATCTAAATTAATAACCTCTATACCATCTTGTATAAATTCAGACTCTAATCTTGTTTTTGTTTTTTCTAATCTTGGTAAATCATACCATTCCATAATATCTCCTGTACATGTATGTAAATTGTATCATATACGAAATATATAAACAATAGCTAAGTGGGGGATTTACTCCCCCACTTTTAATTTATTAGTATCCGAATCCTGGGAAGAATGGTCCGCCACCGAATCCTGGGAAGAACGGGAAGAACGGTCCAAATCCTGGGAAGAACGGTCCGAATCCTGGGAAGAATGGTCCCTTAAAGGCTGGGAAGTACGGTCCGAATCCTGGGAAGAATGGTGGGAAGAATGGTGGGAAGAATGGGAAGAATGGTGGGAAGAATGGGAAGAACGGTGGGAAGAATGGGAAGAATGGTGGGAAGAATGGTGGGAAGAACGGTGGGAAGAATGGTGGGAAGAATGGGAAGAATGGTGGGAAGAATGGTGGGAAGAATGGTGGGAAGAATGGTGGGAAGAATGGGAAGAACGGTGGGAAGAATGGTGGGAAGAACGGTGGGAAGAATGGTGGGAAGAATGGGAAGAACGGTGGGAAGAATGGTGGGAAGAATGGTGGGAAGAATGGTGGGAAGAATGGGAAGAACGGTGGGAAGAACGGTGGGAAGAATGGGAAAAACGGCGGGATTGTAGTAACGCTTCCAGTGCTATTAGAGTTAGCAGAAGTTCCATTTGCATTTACTGCTGTAACATAATATGTCTGTGCTCCTGGAGCTGCTCCTGGGTCATTAATAGTTGCGCTTGTAGCTGATGCAGAAAGACCAAGTGAGTTGTTGTTGTCTGATCCATAAACATTATGTGCAGATAATGGCTTTCCTCCATTTCCGCCAATTGTCCAGCTAACAGTATTTGAATTAGCAGATGAGGCAGAGGCTGTTACGCTTTGTGGCGCCTGAGGCACTGTTGTTGCAGAAACAGAAGATGATGTTGTATTAGGAGTTTTTGCTGAACCAGAACTATTTTTTGGAATTACTGTAAATGTATAGCTTTGTCCAGACACTAAACCTTCAAATCTATAGGTTGTTGAAGATGTATTTGCGGTATATGTTGCTGGTGTAGTTGTTATGTCATAACTTGTTGCTGCTGGAGAATTAGATGGCAATGTCCAAGATAAATCTACAGCACCACCAGTGCCTGATGCACCAGCTTGTGTTGTTGCTGCTGTAGCTAAATATGGTCTATTAGTTCCAACATCAACGGCTGTAAGATTTGTTACATTTAACGGCTCAAGAAAGTTATCTTGTGCTGAGGATTTAGTTCCTCTTCTTTTTGAAATTGCCATCTTATTCTCCTTGTAATTTTATTAAACTGTTAGGTCTCCCATTACTATCCAAGAGTCAGTGCCTCTCTTAAGTAATGTTGCTGAAGACCACTGTGATCTTAGTTTTGCTTGATTTGTTGCATTTTGTGGTGTTGCATTAATTGTAACACCAGCACTTCCAGCAATAATAACATTTCCAGTTCCTACTCTAACAACATCTATTGATGTTCCTACTGGAAACGCAGTTGCTGAATTAAGTGGAATTGTTAATGTGACATCAGATGATGAGTTTACCTCGATCATTGCGTCTCTATATCCTAATGTGCTAAGAGTTGCATTTGCTGTTATAGCGCTCTGCTGAGCACCAGTGGCAGCACCGTAAACTGTAGTTCTTGATGGGACACCTTCCTTGGTTTGTGTTCCATCTGTAAATGCTACGCCAGATGCTGCAACAGTTACAGTTCCTGTAAATGTTGGTGAGGCAATCGGTGCATAAGTTGAGGCTGCTGTAGCTGAGGCTAGCTTAGCGTCAAGCTGGGTCTGTACTGCTGAGGTTACACCGTCGAGGTATCCAAGCTCTGTTGCAGAAACGTTACCTACGCTAGTTGTGCTAGGTAGAGTGACTGTTCCTGTAAAGGTAGGAGACTCTTTTGGTGCATAAGTTGAAGCTGCTGTAGCTGAGGCTAGCTTAGCGTCAAGCTGGGTCTGTACTGCTGAGGTTACACCGTCAAGGTATCCAATCTCTGTTGCAGAAACGTTACCTACGCTAGTTGTGCTAGGTAGAGTGACTGTTCCTGTAAAGGTAGGTCCAGACAAAGGTGCTTTCAAATCAAGAGCTGTTTGAGTTGCTGCAGATATTGGCTTTGCGCTATCAGCTGTATTGTCAACATTTGCAAGTCCAACCATAGATTTTGTAATTCCAGAAACTGTTCCTGTGAATGTAGGAGACTCAATAGGTGCATATGTTGAGGCAGCAAGCGTAGCTTCTAGTCTTGCATCTAACTGTGTCTGAATTGCTGAAGTTACTCCGTTAAGTGTTTCAATCTCTGATGAAGAAACGTTGCCAATGCTTGTATCGCTAGGCAAAGAGACTGTGCCTGTAAATGTTGGGCTGGCAGATGGAGCCTTAGTATCAATTTGTGTTTGAATTGCTGAAGTCACTCCATCAAGTGTTGCGATTTCTGATGAAGAAACGTTGCCAATGCTTGTTGTGCTTGGTAACGACACAGTTCCAGTAAATGAAGGTCCAGATAAAGGTGCCTTTAAATCAAGAGCTGACTGAGTTGCTGTTGAAATTGGCTTATCTAAATCAGCAACATTATCTACATTTGAAAGTCCGACATCTGTCTTGTTTAATCCAGTTGGGCCATTAATTACTGGAGAAGATAAAGTTTTATTTGTTAAAGTCTCTGCACCGCTTAATGTTGCAAAACTTTCATCCTGTAAAGCTGCATTAAATTCAGCAACTGTTCCAGTAAGTGTATTTGAAGTTAAATCAATTGTTTTATTTGTTAATTCTTGGACATCATTTGTTCCAACAATTAATCCAGATGGAAGAGATTTACCTAAAACTTCAGAGCTTGTTAAAACAACATCTCCATCAATTTTATATGATTTTCCAACTGGTAATTCAAAGTCTTCTGAGGATACCCATGCATCATCGGAAAGAGACCACTGTATATACTTATCAGTATCTCCCTTTAGAGAAATTCCGCCTCCATCTGCAGTAGCATTAGATGGACTTAAAGTATCTCCTAAAATAACATTCTTATCTTCTACTGTAAGATTTGTTGTATTAATATTTGTTGTAGTTCCATTAACAGTTAGGTTTCCAGATAATGTTAAGTCTGTACCATTAACTGCTCCTGTAAATGTTGCACCAGATAATAGTGCATATGGTGTTAAGTCTGAAGTTAATGCCATAGTTCCACTAGAATTTGGTATGCTAATTGTGTTATCAGTTGTTGGGTCAACTACTACTAAAGAAGTTTCATAGTCATCATTTGTTGAGCCTTCAAATGAAAGTCCACCCTTCAAGGTGGCTCCATTTTCAATTACTGGAGAAGTTAAAGTCTTGTTTGTTAAATTTTGTGCTCCAGTTACTGTAGCAACAGCAGAAGAAATTTCAAGTGTAATTAAATTATTTACATCATCATAAGTCTTTTGCAGACCAGATCCTGCAACCAAAGAATCGTTTACAGAATCCTGTGCAACTTCTGCTAATTCTGCTTTAGTGGCAATAACGGATGTATCAACGGCAACTGTGATAGTGTTTGCTCCGTCATTATAGGTTTTTGTAATACCAGTTCCTGCAACAAGAGCAGTGTTTACAGCATCTTGCGAAAGCTCATCAATACTTGGTATTTGCGAATAAGGAATTTTTCCAGAACCATCTAGTTCTGCAACACCGTTATTTGCTCCCTTAAGTGATAATGGAATATAATCGTCTACTGTATTTGATAGCGCATAATCTAAGCTATTCCAAGCTGTTACGCCATCACCAAATTTAAATGTATTGGTATCTGTTTCAATACCAATTTCTCCCGCAGCTAATGTTGGGTTTGCGGTATCCCATTGTGAAGAGGTTCCTCTTCTAAGTTGAATTCTTACTGTTGCCATTTTGTTTTATACCCCTATATTAGAATTATACCACTTGCTTATTTTACTAGGAAACCACTCCTGAATCAAACGTAAGCGCAAATGATGAGCTACTTGGGGAACCGCCATCGGCAAATTTAGTAGCCTCAGTAACGACCCCCGTATCACCAACAGAATATATTGGCGAGCCATTGTAGTCAATGGCTAAATCTAAATCATTAAATCCCATGTCATTAGAATCAGCTATATCTATCCACTGATTATTGACCTGGATTTGTAATTTATTATTATCTGAATTATATCTAAGGGGTACTGAGCCTAGTGTAACCTGTCCAGACTGGACTACTAGATTATTTTTAACTTTAAAGTCTCTATTTAATGTTGCCACGAGTTCAATATCCCCCGAAATTTTAGGTGGGGGACTGGCCCCCACCAATTAATATTTAATTGTTAAGCAAGAAGAGTGGCGTGTGCCATAACTTCAGTATTATTATGTGTTGGAGTTACACGGATTCGTACGCTTCCGCTGTTAATGTCTGCATCAATTGTTATCAATGATCCATTTGTTGTTGTAATTCCATATTCATTTAAAGCAATATTATCTGATGTATCTAGCGTAGCTATTACCTCAGAAACATGAGTATGCGATCCATTCTTAGCCTTAACTAAAATTTTAGCAGATCTATAGTCTGTCTTATTCCAGCTTAGAACGGTAGTTGCTGCTGCTGTAACTATATTTCCAGTTGTTGCTGCAACTTGACGAGAAACTGAATTTACATCAAGTGCTGTGAAGTCAGTTGTGCCATCTAGAACATCATCAAGAGCTGCCTGTGCAGTTGATTCGGCAGCTGATTGTGCTGCGGATTCTGCTGCATCTACATATTGCTTAGTAGCTGCCTCAAGCGCATTTACTGGGTCTGCATTAAGTGTTAGTGCTCCAGTTAAAGTTCCACCAGTTAGCGAAAGTTTTCCGTTGATGCTATTTGTTACTGTAGTAAAGAAATTTTCATCATCGTTAATTGCTGCTGCAATTTCATTTAATGTATCTAGAAGTCCTGGTGCTCCATCAACAAGATTTGTTATTGCTGTGTCAACATATGACTTATTGGCAATAACAGATGTGTCTACTGAAAATTCACCAGTTCCACCATTATAGCTTAATCCTGAGCCAGCGCTTACTGCACCACGAGCACGTGTATCTGTATAATAAAGATTTGTGCCCTCTTCAATATCAGTTGTTGTAAGTGCATTTATTTCATCATCTGTATAGCTGTTTGCTGCTGCTTCTGCTGCAGATGCTGAACCCCAAGCGTCGAAAGTATTTGCTGTTACGGAGAATGTTCCTGTTGAAGAATCATATGATAATCCTGTGCCAGCTCCCATTGCATTTCTAGCACGACCATTTGTAAAGTAAAGGTTAGAGGCACCTTCTTCAATGTCATCTGTATCTAGACCATTTACTAAATTATCAGCATAAGATTGTGCTGCGGACTGGGCTGCTGAAGCTGCACCTGCTGCGTCATAAGCAGATGATGTAGCGTTAAGAGCTCTCTGATTTGTAAAGTATAGATTAGATGAACCTTCTTCAATATCGTCTGTATCTAAACTATTTACTACGCTATCTGTGTATGATGCTGCAGTTGCTTCTGCTGCCGATTGTGCCGCTGAAGCTGCACCTGCTGCGTCGTAAGCGGCCGATGTTGCATCCAAAGCTCTCTGGTTTGTAAAATATAAGTTTGTTCCTTCTGCTAAGTCTCCAGTATCATGATTCGAAATGTCCGAAACTGTACCAGTTACGTTACCAGTTAAATTACCACTAAATGTTGCTGTAATTGTTCCAGCTGAAAAATTGCCAGATCCATCACGCTTAACAACTGTATTTGGGGTATTTGCAGAAGTTGCGGTACCGCCAATAAGATCAATAATATAAGACTGATCTGCAGATGCCTTTGTTAATATGTCATAGCCATTTACGGTAGCGGTATTTCCTTCAACTACCAGACCATTTTTTACTCTAAAATTTTTATTTACTGTTGCCACTCTGACAACCCCCTTGATTAAGCTTTAAGCGCAGTCCGCACATATCTTGCTGTAACAGCAGAGGTTGTGGGAGTTACGCATAAGCTAATTATACCTGCATTTGATTCAAATGTAACATTTGCTAGGCTACTTGATGTATTTGATATAATGTTAGACTCAGATACGTTAATATCTGTCCCATCATTTAAAAGCAGGTAATCCGAAGATATATATTCGCTACCCTTTGATATCTGCAAACTATATTTAATTGTTCTATATGTACTGGAATTAAAGCTATCTATTGTGGTCTTATTTTCTATACCAGTAATAGTTAGGTCATTGTTTCCAGCCAATCCTAATGTTGTATTTATTAAGGCAACATCTTCATCTTTTGCATATTCTAAATCTAAATTTACATTTTCCCAAAGACCAGTAGATGAGTTATATTGGAGAATCTGCCCATCTTGTGGGTTTGTTATAGAAACATTATGAAGTTCTTCAAGCTCAAATCCATTTTGTACTTTTACAAACATGGAGCCTGTGTTTGCCTGATTGCCTCTTATTACTATACCTAAAAATACTAAATGTGCTGGAGCAGATGGTTTGTTTGCTAATCCAAATAATAAATTACCATTTGTTCCTAGCCAAACTGGATCTCCATCGTTTGCGCCAGTTGTATTTATACCTTGAAGTAAACCTTCAGATACAACTTCACCCTCTGCGCCATCTGCAATTGATTGTCGTGTTATTCCAAAAGTTTTTGTAGACGTACTCTCTGATACATTAGATGCTAAAGATACTCTAAGCTTTCCTGATGCTCCAACTGCGCCACTTACATATACTGCCTTGCCTTTTGCAATTGCTGAGCCAGTATTGTTGCTAACAGTTTCATAAATTAGTTTAGCTTCAGTGCTCTGTGGAACATTTTCAAGAGAAGTTACACGGTAATCTAAAGATGTAACATCAGTAGAGTTATTAACACCTACTTTTTCTTGTAACGCTTCAATCGCATCATTTACATTTGTGTGTAATTGAGCGTGACCTTGTAAGGAATCTGTACCTTGTGGATTTGACAAATCGTCTAAATTTGTTGGGAAATTAGTTGCCAACTTCGCCTCCGTCTAACAATGTAACATTTGTTGCGGAAACATTGTCGTATGTTGAATTTGGTGCACCGCCATCAAGTCCTATTATAGCAGGAATTGTTTCATTAACTGATGCATCATCGTTTATATCTGTTGTAAAGTTAATTGTTTCTTGTAAGTTAATCGTGTGTACATCTCCATCATAAGTGTGAGTATGCATATAAAATGGAGTTGGATCTGTAGATCCAGGTGTTAAATCGGTCCACTCTAAACCATTATGTATTTTTAGATTCTTTGATGTTACATTAAAGTAAACATCTCCAGCAGACCCAGAAACTGGGTCTGCCGATAAAGTTACTAAGTTTAATAATGATTTAAATTTTGCCATTATTAATTCCTTATCCTATAACTACTACTCTATATTCTCCAGCAGTTGGTGCGGTAGCAAATTTAATAGTTACAGTGTTTGCATTTGTATGCTCTACATCTGTAAAAACTTGCTGGTATGGAGATGCAACTTCATAAATTTGAACTACAACATCTTGTGTATTCAAATTGTGAGTTAGTGTATAAGATGTTGCCGAAGTAGAAAGAGTTTGTTTAAACTTTCTAGTAATTTCATGATAATTTGACCCATCATTTGTTAATTGCCATTGATCTGAAGTCTCATTCCATAAAATTTCTACATCAGAAGAAGTTCCTCGCTCAACCTTTATTCCTGCATCTGCAGATGGAGCTCCAGTTACATTAGAATTTAATACAACCTTGTTGTCAATAATATTGACTTCAGTTGTGCTAATAGAGTTAATTGAGCCTTGTACTTCTAGATTTCCATTAACTGTTAAGTTTCCAGAAACTGTTACGTCATCTGGTAATCCGATAGTTACGGCAGCTGTTTCTGAACCAGAACCTGTTACTGTAATTTCATTTACAGTTCCAGCAATTGTCGCAACATAATTTCCTGTGGTGTCTGTTCCTAAAGCTACAGAGTTTGGCTGAACAGTTGTTGTAATTGTTACGTCGCCAAGATTTGTCATAGTAGCAGAACCAGCAACGTCTCCAGAAAGTGTTATTACTGGATCTTTAGCTAAACTTACATGACCATTTGTTACAGAAAAATCTGTAGAATTAAAACTTGCAATACCCTTATTGGTATCAGATGCATCTTCTCCAGAAATTGTAATTGTTCCTGCAGAAATCGAAGTATCTATTCCCTCTCCGCCAGAAACTGTCAATGTTTCCGAAAGAAGAGAAATTGTATCTGTTCCAGAATCTGAAGCTATATCTAAATCCGTAGATATAGTGGTGGATCCAGCAGCAGTTAGTCTACCCTGTGCGTCAACTGTAAAGGTAGGAATTTCTGTGCTAGAACCATAAGATCCTGCAGTTACTGTTGTATCGTCTAAATCTAAAGTTGTTACTCCAGTAGAATCATTATAGGTTTTTGTTAATCCTACTCCGCCATCTATCGAAGAGCCTATTAAGTCTTGAATTACTTCTTGTGAACCAGATGTTGGAATCCACTCTGTTCCATTCCAGAAGTATAATGTATTATCTCCAGTATTGTAGTAAATTTGACCAGTTACTGGACTGGACGGTGCACTACCTAAATTTTGAATTCTGGCATTGAGAAGTTCATTTTTATTTAGGTCGACGCTTACCAAAAATTTTCTTGCCATTTTTTATCTCCTTATGATAGGTATACTGTTCCAGAAAATGGCTGTGCCATTACAAGAGTTAATACATTAAGAGAATCATAATTGATGCCAGTTTCTACTACATCGCCTGAGCTTGACTTAATCGTAACACTTGGACTGTATCCTAAGTTATGTGTTATTTGTATAGAGTATTCACCATTTACTGGACCAACAACTTGAGAAAGCTCCCAGGATGTAGAATAAGAAACGTTTTCGGTTGTCGCAAATTCTACTACTGTGGCTCCTACCCATGTGATGTCGGATAACTTTGGACCATAGAATGTTGCAGAATCTTTGTCGTAATAAAAATCTCCTTCTAAGCCTAAATTGGCTGAAGGTGAACCAGAACCATTGAGAATAGTTCTTCCTCTAGGACCTTGAGATCCTGGAGTAGATACAATTACTTTGTTTTTAGTTTCAACGACTTTTACTACATCTGCCATTAAATAGTCACGCTCCTACTCAATGTCATAAATCCTTCTAGCAATTTTATTTTATTGCTATTAGAATCAACTACCATAATGTCATAAGAAGACTTAGGGTAAAACATTTTATTAGTTTGAGTAGGAGTGATCTTAATAGTTAATTTTCCATTTGGGCCGTCAATAGTAATTCCTCCAGAAGGAGAAGTTAATGTAAAAGCTAACTTACTTCCGCCCTTAGTATCACGCACCTGCATTTTAGCGGTTGCGCCAGTTAAATCAATAGGCGTAGTTTCATCCTCTTCGGTGTATTGAACCTCAAAGGTGAAAGTAGCATTTTGATCTACTTCGAAATTCTTTTGTACTGCCATTTGCAAAATCTCCTAAAATAGGAAAACTCCTATGCCAATTTTAGCACAGGAGTCATCCTAATCGACTATTAAATTAAGCCTTCTTTGTAAACCCGAAACTTGGTTCGTTTGGATTTAACGCCTTTAAAATAACTGGCAAGCATGCTGCGATACCACCCTTAATTAAATCTCCTGGGTCTGTATTGCCAGTCATGTATAGTGCAATAGCCGCACCTAAAAAGTGACGACCATAGCTTGCTAGCGCTGCGAGAATTTTTTCTTGCATTGTTACCTTTCCATCATTATTAAGATCTTCTTTCATTAAAGACCTCCCTACTTCTGGGCGGGGTGCCCAGGAATTTTGGGTTTTATCCCAATACTATTATTGTAGCACTAAGCTGAAATATCTACAATTTCACAATTTCCATCTGATGTACAAGCTAAAGTCTGTGTTCCGCTTGTACCGTCTTCGGTTTCATAAAATGATAAATCTGCCCAACGAATATTTTTTGGCATTTGAGAAAGAAGAGTTTCATATTCTTCTTTTGTTACCTCTTGATATGGTGCTTGCTTATAACTATGATCTGAGTGCGGAAGGAATGAGATTCCAGAAACTTCGTCAAAATGCTTATATACCCAAGCCCCTACTTCCATCCATTCATCTTCTTTAACAGATACAGTAATAGATGGCTTATGTTCACACCATGAACGTTGATAAACTAACCATGTATTCAAATGATCGATTGCAGTTAAATCATTTCTTACAATTGCACCTTCTGGTGCCTTTACAGGGAATGAGAATACATATGTATCATTTGGCTTCATAAAGTCATCTTCTACGGGAATTCCGACTTCCTTTAAAAATGTTGATAGGGGATCTTTCTTATCTCCACGAACTGTACGAATATAATACTCTGAATGCCATGCATGCATTCCAGAAGACACTCCTACAAGCTGTGAGACGGTCCCTGAAGGCTTAACACAGGTTATAGCTGCAGACTCATTGATTCCAATTCTATCTGACTCTGCTTTATTAATAAATCTTGCAACATCCCTAATGTCCTCTAAGAACTTTCCAAGCTTTTCTAAGTTTTCTTTTCCAGACATAAACTTGTGTCCAAATTGACCTGTCAATGAAACGCCAAGTAGTCTTTCTTCTTCAGTATTGTCTTTCCAAATCTTACGAAGATATTTGAAGTCTGTAAGGGTTGACTGCCATGTTCCAAGAATTGTTGCTAACTTTACCTTATTTTCAATATCCTTTAAAGAATCATTCTCACGAATTACAACTTCGGATAAATTACAGAACTGATAAGGGCGAAGGATAATTTCTGAGCATGGGTTAGTTCCGTAATGAATTTCTGGGTCTCTTCTACCCCATCTTGCTGCTTGCTTTTGAGCAGCGGCAACATTGTATATGCCACGCTCACCTGATTTTGAATCATATAAATTTTTCCACTCTGCTATAAACTGCTCCATTTCTGGTTTGCGAGAATATGCTACTGAATTATTTGATAGTGCACGTTGAGTGTTGTTTTCCCACCAGTTTCCAGATTTTGCGGCTGCCATTTCAATATCGTTAATATTAGATAACGAAATCATTGCGGAACGACGTACTCCACCAACAACTACAACTTCACCAATCTTACACATTATATCGTGAGCTTCAATAGGTTTCAATTGGCGACCTGCTGCTGACTTAAATTTTGCAATAGTAAAATCAAATAGGTTAATCAAAGGCTGTGGTCCAGATGACCTTCCTCCCATTGTCTTTAAACGTGCACCTGCTGGGCGAAGCTTAGATACATCAACAGAAGGAATTTGTCCAGCCCAAAGCATTGCAAGAAGTTCACGATACGCCTTTGCCCATCCAGTCTTTGAATCCTCAACAGAAATAATTGTATTGGACTTTTCAAAACTTTCTGGAACGGCAGGAAGCTTATTGACATACTTGTATTCAACAGAGAATCCAACACCAGTTCCACACATTAAGATATACATAGTCTCATCAAATGATCGAGGTGAATCAACTGGAACAAATGAGCAGTTATACCCTGCAACATGATCTCTATCAAGAGCAGGACCTGCAGTCATTACTGCTCTCATTGAAGGCATTACATTTCTATCATAAACAAACTCTTTAAGTTCATCTACAAGCTTTTTATCTGGAACATAGTCAAAATTATTTTTCAGATGATTTAACATAAAACTAAAGTATCTATCAACTGTCTCACCCCATGTTTCTCTGCGATTGTCATCTGGGATCCATCTTGCATATCTCGACAATGCAATAAAGTTTTCGTATGGGTTTTCAATAATTCTTGACATATAGCACCTTTTCTCCGCCTTGCGGTTTAATTTTAAAATAATAGAAGATAATTCTACCAAAGAAAATTCTTTAAGGGAAGTGCTTTAGAAAATAAACTAATAAAAAACAGTAAGATTATTAGTTAACTATAAATAAAAATTATAGTCGACTAGCTTGACATGTACTAAATAACAATGTTATGATTATAGTCCGTTATCTCTAATGGAGGAAATGCCAATGGAGAATATAAAAGAAAAACTTAGTGATGTTTTACATCATTATGTTGCAATAGCGGTTGGTTTAATGTTTTTATATACTGGAACACCAGTTGTTAATACACCGCCAGCCGAAGCTCTAACTGTAAAGGTAGAGTCTAAAACAGAAGCACAACTGAAAAGAGAAACGCTGGAAAAATTCAGCAATACTGTATACAAACCTTCGGAAATGTTAACAGATAATGAGTTAGTAAAACTTCTCAAGTCTGTAGGTTTTGAAGGAAGCGCCCTTAAAATGGCGTGGGCCATTGCTAAAGCGGAGTCTAATGGACGCCCTATGGCATACAATGGCAACAGGAGCACTGGAGACAGTTCCTACGGAATTTTTCAGATCAACATGCTGGGTAACCTTGGTATAGATCGTAAAGAGAAATTCGAATTGAGGTCGAACGTACTTTTGTTCGATCCAGTCATAAACGCAGAGATAACGTATTATATGACTAAAGGCGGAATAGACTGGTCATCGTGGCCAAATTCTATTAGTAAAGCAAAGAGATTGATGATTCAATTTCCAAAGTAGTTAGGGGATAGGTATTAAAATACAAATTGTATCAAGGTACCTATCTCTATCAAAAGAAGGCCTTGTTCCTAAAATGGATTGCCCATTAGATCAGGGTCTTCTTTTTTCAAATTTAGATGAAGAAGATAAAATTTTCCTATACTGCATTTCTTGTAGTTATAAAAAATATATAGGAATCGATATGTATAAAAAAATGAAAGGATACGTAGATGCAAAGTATTTATAATAAAGATTTAATACTAGAGCTATCCATGGTGATCCCATGCGCTCACATACCTAGGGAATTTATCGCTGATAGAGTTATTAAACATTTTGTTAAATATCTAGATGAGCAGTCTCAGTCAAATAAAACTATAAATCAGGTTCTATTTGAAATAACTAGCGATGAAAAATATAATGCCTGAAGATTATATAACTCAGGACATGGAAGATAATTTACCCATGGTAAATTATATTATGCTCCATAGAATATATGACCTGCTAAGCCTTATAGCAAATTTACTATCAAAAGATGAAAATGATAGACAACAGCTTGCTAAAATGGTAGAATATCATCAAGAGGGTTTTTTGCTGGGCCCCTCACCAGCCTTCAGATCTAAGGAAGAGAATGAGTAAAGAAGAAGCTATTGCGGTAATGGTTGAAACCTTTATCGAAATTAATAAAAGCATGGCATTAATGAGTGGAATGGGTGAAGAGGAAGTTTCTAAGTTTATTGAACAGAGTACTCCTTCTATCGAACACGCTCTTACTGCTGTTTACGAAGTAATGGTTGAAAAAGACATAATTAAATAAATTTACATGAGGTGAGCATCCCATATTTTGCCCTCATGTATTGCGGAAACGCACAGAACCCTAATAGGATCCGCCTCCTATTAGGGTTTTTTGATATAATATAACCATGACAACATATCTCAAAAAAGAAATGGAATCTGCTGGCTATGAAGTAGAAACTCCAGTAGAAGGATTATTGCTTGTAAAAAATTTTGTTACAGACGAAGAAATTAAACAATATTTTGAAATAATAAACAATGCTACTCAAGCTGATTGGGAAATTCAGTATACGCAAGGACTTGCTAAATTCTGTATGGCTAAGTTTGGAAGAGATGATGTTGAAAATTTAGTTGCAGAAGGTCTATTCGAAGTAACACAAAACTGGCACGATAAAAACTTAGCATTTACAGATAACCCTATTCATCACCAAGTAAGTAATCGACTTCAAAAAATTATGGATCAAGGTACAGAAAAGTTAATATGCTCTGGATTTTATTTTTTTCAAAGAATGCCAGAAGGGGTGGAACTTGTAGCCCATACAGATCAACACACAGATCCATCAATTAAGTATGCAGCAATCATATATATACATGATGATTATAAAAATGGTCAGGTGTTCTGGCCCAACAAAAACATTGAAATTGTTCCAGAGCCTGGAACACTAATTGTCTTCCCAGGTAATGATGAGTTTAATCATGGAGTTAGACATGTTGGTGCTGGCCCTATTAGATATGTGTTACCAGCATTTTTAAAGGTACCAAATTTTTACGACAATAATAAATACTCTTAATAACCAAAGTTTTCTAGTGTAGTCTTTCTAGCTAAAGGTCTACGCAAGTCTGCGTCTGAAAAAAACATAACTATGTTGTATCTAATACCTTCAGAAACGGGCATTACTGAATGATAGACATCTTCTGTAAAATATATTAAAGTTCCAGCTTTAGGCTTAATTAATTTATGCCCACCTGTTACACTATCAGAAGAATGATCTTCTAATAGTAATTCTCCTCCAACATAATCATCATTTAAATAAAGTAATCCAGTGTATACTACATCTGAGTCTTTTTTGCCTTCATATGTATATTCTTTATCTTGATGTCTAGTATACTTTTTCCCAGGTCTCAACCCTGCACCAAATATATTAATTACTTTTAAATCATTTTTTAATTTATATTTTTTTAAGAACTCTTCGTTCAAAAATAGCACACACTTATCTAGTGAACCAATAATGTTATTTTTATTTTCATATTCTAAGTTAACAATATCGTTATAACCCCAAAGAAACTTATCTTCGGGGCTAAACGATTTGCTAAACCCTAATATGTTTTCTAAGTCTTGTCCTTCTATAAAGTTTTCATGCACATGTATGGACATATGCGTTAAACTCTAAAGGCTCTATCCTCAGTTAGTACTAAATTAAAACAACGTCTTTTTCCAGTTAAAACTTTTGAAATTTGTTGTACACCAGAAACGCTCTTATTAAAGAACAATACGTCTCCAGGATTTAGATCTAACACAACGTCTTCATTGGTAATAGAGCTGTTAACAGTAACAGAACCTCCAGTAAATTCTGGGTTCAAAACTACCATTGCATGATATGCATCAATTTCTATTGGATTCTGATAAATATCTAAAAATAGTGGATTAGAAACAATTCCACTTTCGAAGTCGGTTAGTGCGTATCCGTTAGAAGGTACTGAAGCCAATGCAGCTTCTCTAACCTCTGTAAGATTATAACTAAGAGTTTTCATTGGCCTATCCCATGAAGCAAGCTGCTCTTCGGTAGGAACATAATCTGGATCAACAAGCTCTTCCCACTCCCATGGAGAAATCTCTAAAACTTTTACTCTAGCAATAAACAAAGTCTCTGTGCTGCACTTAGTTTTAATTGCTTCTCTTAACTTAGTAAAATATGGTCTAACTGATTCTCTATTGGTTATAATGGAATAGTTTTTTGCGGTAAGGTGTCCAGAAACATCAGTAGAGCTACTGTAACTTGTTTCTACCCAAGTATCAAGAAGTGCGAGCTCTTCTTCTGTAAAAAAATTTCTAAAGATGTGAATTCCATGTTGCCCGTACTCGTTAGTCTTTGTTACTGTGTCCAGTATTCCCATAATTACTCTCCCTTAACTTTCCAGTTGGCATAATCAAGCTTATCTTTTTCTGTACCATATAGCTCAACTAGCTTCTCTTCCATGCCATCAGCATTTTCATTCTGCCACTTAGTTGTTAAAGATACGCCTAACTCATTGTTCTCTTCGGCAGTTAATTCTCTTGGGTTATCAGCTAATTCTTTTTCTTTTAATTCAGATGCTAGTTTCTCAAACATGGCAACTAGTCTATCTTCTTCTATTGTTCTTAACCAATTCATATTTAGCTCCTTTTACTAATAGCCTATATGCAGGCTAATATCACTATGTAATTATACATCATCTAATATTATACATGTCCCCTGAAGTGCGAAAAAAAGTGCGGCGGCGGGCGAAACTAGAAGATCATTTATACATCTTATCAGTATTTTTCAGTATATGGTAAATAATAAACCCATATAGAGACAATATCCCAATAATAGCTATTTCCATGCCCTATATCTTTCTTCCAAGGTAAGTTCAAATAAGATATCCATCAATATCCTACAATCATCATGTCTCCAATATGTATAGCAAATGCCATTTTCAATATTTGGACACTCCAGCAATTTAGAGTCTATGTAGTCAATAAAGGCTTTAAGGGCTTCTTGGACAAGTAAGATTTCATTAGGTAGTCCATATATGGAGTTATTGGTTCCAAGGTCTATAAAGCCCATTAGAAGCCTTTTCTCAAGCATAGCTTTTTAGACTCTCCCGCCCATTATTTGATTATTAAAGCTTTCCCAGTCCTAAACATGATAAGATCTCTTTTACCTTCAAAAAAGTCCTTAGTTGCTTTTTCTGCCCCAGTTGCCCATGAATCATGGAAATCAACTATTACAATTCCACCAGGAACCATCTTATCCCATAGTTGCTCTAAGCAAATCTTTGTAGGATTGTAGTTATCAGCATCAATATGTAATAGAGATATTTTTTCTAGTTGATCAAAATCAAATGGAAATTCACCTCTATGGAATACTACATTTGAAAAGTCTTTCATTGTGTTAACAGCCTGATCCATTTCAACCTTAAATGGATTTTCTTTATAATATTCATTATCATGTTCTGTAAAATCAGTTACACCATCCCAAGAATCAAATAGGTGGATATTTGTTTTACAGTGCTTAGCCATGAAGTAAGAAGTGAATCCAGCATATACTCCACACTCTACAAAATCTCCTTCTAGCTTAGAAGCATGCTTTGCAGCAGACCATAGTATAAAAAGTCTTTCGTATAGAGGATGTCTTATGCTTGTTTCTTCTTTCATTATTTCTTTAACAAAATGATTGAACTCTGAAACAAAGTCTTCTGGTATTTCAAAATCTGTTTCCCATTCACCTATTGGGTAATTAATCATGATAAATCTCCTTTTATAAATATATGTGATAATTATAGTATATTTACTATATAAATGATATCTGGGAATTTAGATTTTAGGAAAGCCCCCCTTTCCCCCCATTGAAAAAATTGCTACAATGTTGAGATAGGAGAAGCAAGACATCTGGTATATTTGAGTTCCAGTGTAAGCCCCCACAAACCGAACTAAAGTGTATCATTAAAAAATTAGCAAAGTCAATAGGTATTCTAGTCGACTAGTATTTTAGATTTATAAAATGTTAAAAAAAATTTTTGTAGGGATATTGGGATTTGAACCCAAACTCGATTGTATATAAGACAATTGCTTTAACCAGATTAAGCTATATCCCCAAGAGGATTAGCGTATTCGTAAAAACAATTTCATGATCTTATTGTACCACCCCGCTTTGGTTTTACTCAACTACTTTTTTAGATTTACAAAAATGTTAATATTTTTTTATTTTGTATGATACACATATCCGTAAATTCGGACATTTCGGATAGTGCGCCCATAATTGTGATGCTAATCACACAAATAATCTGTGATTTAGTTCACAATGTCCGATTTGTTATAGTTTCTGAGTTGCTATTTGTCAGACCCCCCTGCTAGTATTATATTATTAAACAAACTAAAGAAAGGACATATACTATGTCAAACCTACACTCAATCGAATCTCTACTAATTGGCAAGGCTTATCGTAGCCGCTCTATTGAGGGCATTATCGAGGACGCTGAGCCTCGTGACAATGTCTACTATGTAGACGCTGACGCTTATGCCGTCCGTGTTCGCCCTACCAATGGACGCCGTGACGAATGGCGTACCCTAGCGGTAGCCCGTGACTAAGGTCACACACGCCTAACGGCGTGTCGCCTTGATAATGTCGGTCATAGATGATAGTCTTACAGACATAACAATTAAATAAGGGTATGAGCCTAGCAAATAAACCGAAAGGGTGAGCCTAGCAAATAAGACCCTAACTAAACTAACTAAACGAATAGGAAATAAATAAATGGACAGATACTTAGTAATAGATATAACAAGCGATGGGCTAGCCTTCGAGACCGCCCAATTAGATTTCTACCTCTCACCTCTAGGAATGCTACTAGTTGCCTTGTCAGTGGTAGCGTATAGAATCTACAAAGTAAAGCAAACAAAGAAAGCGAGATACTAAAAATGTATTCATTCGATAACACAGACAATTCCTACAAGTATGAAAGTATTCAACACGGATACGAAATTGAATACTATGATGAAGTAGAGGCAGACCCTATTGAAATCTCTCTAGAGGAAATGCTAGAATTAGAAGATGAAATGGAATTGGAAGAATTGGCGGAGGCGATATAAAATGACTAAATGCTCCCTATGTTATGGTAGAGGCGTTATCTATGTAGGTAACCGCCAAGAGTACGAGATAGAACACTGCGAGTGTGCTAAATGATCGTCCTCCAAACTATCTCACTAATAGCCCTATGCGTAGGCATAGGCTTCTCTGTGGCATATCTCACACTAAACTAACGGCGTGTCGCCTTGACAAAAGGCGCAGCTGCCCGCAGTCTTTTGTGGGCGTTATCCACAGGTTTATGCACAGCTGTGGAAATCCCCGAAATTTTGAGCGTAAGTTATCCACATGATCTAAATCACAAAAATAGTTTTCCGACACGCCCGAAAAACGGGCTAATTTGTCAGTGGTCTATGGTAGTATTCCATACATAAGATAAAAAAAGAAAGGTGGTTATAAAATGACTACACTAAATAAAAATGAAATAATCGGCTACTTAGTAGATAACGATTTTTGCGTAACAGATAAAATCTGTGTTTTTTGTTCAACACTAACAGACGGGTGGAATAGTATTTGCTACTCCTGCCGTGATTATAAAGGCATGATGAGCCTCTATGATGCCGTAGAATACTACGGAACAGAAATTCTCCCTAACTAAGAAAGGTAAAAACTAAATGGATACTTATAACAGAATACTAAAGGCTCAAGAAGAGCAACGCAAAATCCAGCGTGAAAAGGATAAAAAAGTAATTGAGGCTATGTTCTCAAATAATAATCGTAATCTAAATAATAATTATTTACTAAATAAAATAGATAAATAATCGGCGTGTCGATTTGACAAGATCGACAGCTGCCCGCAAGTTCTTGTGAGGGTTATCCACAGGTTACGAAGAGTTATCCACAACCCCAAAATTTGCGACACGCCCGAAAAAAATATGACCAGACAAATTTACTTTTGTGATAAAAATCACAATGTCCGATTTATACGCATTTTGGATTTGAAAATGTCAGTGGTTTTTGCTAAACTTACGGAGTAACAAAATGAAAGGAAAACTAAATGAAAACTTATTCTATTGAGGATTTACTAGTAGGGCAATTCTATCGCCCTTCATCTCTAGCCCGCCGATTTCATGGCGGAGAAATTGATTTTGCTGAAAAGCGTGATGATGTCTGGGTTGGCACAGATTATCAAGCCTACGCAATTCGCTATCGTGTAGCACAGTCTATCAAAACTAATTGGGCTACTATTGCCGTCAAGGTGTCTGACTTATAATGTCAGACCCTTCCGCTATAATCTAACTAATAACAAAACGAAAGGAAAACTAAAATGGATCTAAAAGACTTTAGAGATTTCATTACTGCTCAACGCTTAGCAGAAATCAAAGAAAAGCGCAATTCTAATCTCACCGCAATTTTGTCGGTGGCTAATGCTACAATTACCGAAACAACACGAAAGGAAAACTAAAATGAAAGTAATTCACACTCTCGCATTTGATTGCGATACTTGCTACAACAAAGGTTGGTTATTTTATGGTGACGGCGAGGATTATAATGTTGAACCTTGCGACTGTAATCTAACTTCAGATTTTGACGGCTCTCTATTTGTAAAGGAACAGGACTAATGTATAAACTAACAACAATTTATGACGGCGGAATAAGTAAAGAAACTTATGGCTTTTCAGATGCCCTTGAAGCGTTTGAGGCTTTCGCTAGATGTAAAGATGTAGGTTTCGCTATGGAAAACGCAACTTATAATCTAACTTTGCCTAATGGTAAAATGTATACAAAAAACTTTGATAGAACAGGATTGGTATCACAAAAATGATGACACGAAAAGATTATATTGAAACCGCTAATATTCTAAAATATGTTAGCGATAAAACTCACCCTGCTGTATTTTCAAAAATGGTAAATGATTTTGCGGAGATGTTCGCAAAAGATAATCCCCGTTTTGATGTTACAAGATTTCATGAAGCGAGTAATTATCGTGTGCCAAAATTCACTTCGTGAAAAAGTAAAACGAATTCAGGAATTGCGCCGCAGCAATGCGGCGCAACCTGTTCGCAATAAGAAAAAATATCGCAGAAAAATAAAACATAAACGGCGTGTTGATTTGACAGAATAGATCGGCGCCCGCAAAGGAGAGGGGGCGCAAGCTGCCTTACGTCAAGTCGACACGCATTCCCAGAATTGTGACATTCATCACAAAAATAATTTGCGACACGCCGAGGCTAAAATGGAAATTGTCAGTAGTTTAGTTTATAATAGCGACATAACCAAACGAAAGGAAAATAATGCTAAATACAGATAACTGGGCTTCATTCCCATTCTCCGTAAATGGAGTCAATTTTGTATCTAAGATAGATACTACTGGCTCATTCTATCCTGCTTTATCACAAATGCCAACAGCAATGGTGGACATGATAAATACTCAGGCTATTACCGAATTAGTAGGGGACCCTACTCTTATGACCACCGCCGAATTGCAAGCGGAATTGGATAGTATCAACGCAGGCGCTTCGCAGGCGCTTCTCTGCCTAGCCTAAAAATGTCGGTGGGCTAGGCTATAATCTAGCCCACTAACAACAACGAAAGGAAACAAATGTTATCAACCGCAACCGCTCTAATTCAGGCAACTGAAGACGCTATTTTTGATGATGACTCTATGGATTTTGCTCGCATGCTAACTCATAATCATAGCGAAATGTCGTCAGATGATTTTGCTAAGGCTATTTATCTTTATTCAGGAATAATTGCTTCTAGTGCCGTAGATAAGGCTACTAAAGTATTATTAGATAATTCAGAATTACAAGAACTAATGTCAGTTATTGACGAAATGGAAACTCTACGAAATGAGGTATTAGATAATGGGCAGTAATTTTGCTACCGAATTAGCGGACTATGATTTAGGATTAGATTTATCTACTGCTATCTCAATTCACCTATCTTCTAATCACTACCCGCCCGTTCCTCAAAGTATGGTAATGCCATGTATTGAGGCACTAGAGGCTTATTGGGAAGATGAAACAGATCGAGAGATAAAGATGCCCGAAGGCGTATCATACAAAGGATTAGATACAGCACCCGCTTGGGCTATCGTAGAACAACACCACCTAGAGGCGTGGCTATAAATGTCGGTGGGCTATGGTAAGATAGCCCTCCAAACTAACGAAAGGAAATAAACCAATGGCAACACTAACTATCGGTCAGACCTTCACAACCACTAATAGTGGCGTGACAGGAGTAATCAAGGCAGTAGATAACCACCCTTCAGGCGTGGCTCGTATTCTGCTAGATGTAAATGGCACAGAACGCTGGACTAGCGTATCTGCTAAGTAAATAATCGGCAGGGGCGAAATGTCAGTAGCCCCTGCTACAATCTCTCTCAACAAACAACGAAAGGAAATAAACAAATGGCTAGAGGAAAAGCAATTCAAGTCAAGATTGCCACCACTAAGGTAATCAAGGCTCTTGAAACAAAGTTAGCACAAATCCAAAAGGATAAGGCTAATCAGAAATCAAACGAGGAAAAGTTTGCGAAGGCTACTGAAAAGTGGTCTAAGGAAATCGCTAAACTTGCTCTCGCTCAAATCTCAAAGGCAGAAAACCTACGAGCAAATGTCAGATACAATGGCATGGTAAATGTAGATTTTGATTTGCCTAAGGGTGCTATTGACCTACCAAAAGAACCTGAAAAGGATTTTGACACTTATCATGAGTGGCAATACAAGGAAATGGTAGATGAAATTGAGAACGCAATTCGTATTCTCAAAATGACAGATGAGGAAGTAGTTTCAACCTCAACCTATAACGCTATTGCTCGTTATCTCTAATAAATTAGGGGGCTAGACAAAATCTAGCCCCTTATGTTAGAATACAGCACAGGAAAAAATCCCTGACCTGAGCAAGTCAAGCGATAAACTGCTCAACCAAAATCCCTACTAACAGAAAGTAAATAAATGAAAAATCGTTTTCGTGTTGAAATCTATGATGCGAATAAACTAAATGACCTAACTATTTATTCCGAACAAGGAATAGATAAAGAATACTTGACTGAAATTGTTTTTAGTAATCTTTCTAGGTTTTCTGGTAATGTGAAAGCGTATGTATATGATGAACTAAAGAAATCAAAAACTGTTGCTTTGTTTTTGCCTGAGCAAACTGTAAATAAATATAAACCTAAGCAATTGACTAGAATTGAATTAGGTTTGATCTAAAAGCTTGGGGCGGGTCTGTCTACCCGCCCCATTTCCCTTTTGGCCCGCAAAAGAGTGGGGGCCCAATGTGATTTAAGACACACTACGGCGTGTCCCCGAAATTTTGTCAGTTTAATCTGTTATACTATCGGCATAACGAAAGGATAACTAAATGATAAAAGTTGCTTGTTTATATTATGAGATTTGTGGCACTGCCACCTATTTTGGTGATGAGGCGGAATATGAGGTCTATGGCGATGATTGGTCATGCGCCGAATGCTTAGATACTGTTGCCGAATTTGCTGTCGGTATGTGGTGATAGAATGTCTACCATGAAACTAAAACGCTCAAAAGATAGGAAAGTTACCAATGCGGTATCCCCAAACGGAAAAACCCCCACGATTGCGAATACTTTTGGCCTACCTGCTGGTAGGGAGTATTCTTGCCCTGGTGCTACTAGTATTTGCGAGTCTGTCTGCTATGCTGGTAAACTAGAAAAAATATATAAAGGCGTTAGAGCTGTACTCTTGCATAACTGGGAGCTCCTACGCAATGCAGATATTGAAACAATGGTATCTCTTCTAGATGAGATGATTGTAGAATTCAAGGCTGACTGTGATAAGCGTTCTGCAGATAAACTATTCCGTATTCACTGGGACGGAGATTTCTTTAGCGAGACATATTCATATGCATGGAAGACTGTTATTGAGAAACACTCTGATGTTCAATTTTGGGTCTATACACGTGTAGCCTCTGCTGCTGTTATCCTAAAAGGAATTTCTAATCTGTCTCTATACTATTCGACGGATGATGAAAATAAGGATATTGCTAAGGAATTGCGTGTCTCTCATGGTACCCGCCTTGCTTATCTAGGAAAGACTTTCGCTGTCACCGAAACAACAATGAAAGAATTGACTGGTAAAGTTGGTGCTAAGTGCCCTGAAAACAATAAGTCTATTCCACTTATTTCTGCTAATGGTAGCGCATGCGTATCATGCGGCCTGTGTGTCTATAACAAGGCAGACATTCGATTTTCTGCGAGTAAAAAATAATGTCATATGCTGCTCATGAGGTCCGCCATGATATTTGGGAAACGGTAATGGACCACGTCGACTGTAACTGTAAATATTGCATAGCCTTGGAGGTGCTGGAAGAATTTATGCAGTGATCAGCTGCGGCCCCCACAACTGCGGGGTTATCCACAGCCTTACGAGTACCTGTGGATAACTCCCAAAACTAAATAGACAAATGTCGGTGGGGTAGTGTATAATTCAGGAACTAATCAACTATAGAAAGGAAAATTCATGGCTCATAACCTTGAAATCAATGGCGACGAAGTCGCTTTCGCCTTGCGTGGAACTCCCGCATGGCACAATCTCGCAAATCGAATCTTCTCACAAGATGAAGAAGTTTCAACACAACTCATGCTCGATGAAGCAAAACTTTCCAATTGGGACGTACGCTTATCTCCTGTTGCTGAACATATTCCTGCTGAATGGAACGATAGTTCTGGTTCACAATATGTAATTCGTAATAACCCATTCAATGGAGGAACTGATGTTCTTTCTGTTGTAGGTTCTAGATATAAAGTTGTTCAGAATGAAGAACTATTTTCATTCGCTGATAACATTCTAGATGGCGATTCTCGCTGCGCTTGGGAATCTGCTGGCTCTCTAAAGGCTGGTAAAGTTGTATTCGGTTCTCTTACTGTTCCTCGTGAAATGGTTTTAGACCCACAAGGTGCTAACGATAAGACAAAACTTTATCTTATTGTATGGACATCACACGACGGCTCTGTTGCTGTTCAGGCAGCAATTACTCCTGTTCGTGTTGTATGCCAAAACACTTTGAATCTAGCAATGAAGTCTGCTAAGCAATCTTTCAAGATTCGCCACACACAGACCGCTGAAGGCAAGATTCAAATTGCTCGTGAAACTCTTGGTCTAACTCTAGGCTATTTCGATTCATTCGAAAAAGAGGCTCAGGCTCTATTCAATGCTGAGATTACTGATAAGCAATTTCAGGATATTGTAAAAACAATTTATCCTAAGCCTGCTGAATCAGATTCTAAATTGGCTAAGACTAAGTGGGATAATAAAGTTGTTTTGCTAAATGACCTTTATCATAACTCACCAACTAATGCTAACATCAAGGGTACAAAATGGGGTGCTTTCAATGCGCTTACTGAACGCCTTGATTATTTCCGCCCTACTCGTAAGAGTAATTCAGAATCGAAGTGGGCTTCTGCTTCAGGATTCGACCCTGTTATTACTGCTGAGAAGAATAAGATTCTTCAAGTTGTAAAGTCATTCTAAAAATGACGGGGCCCCGCAAGGGGCCCCACCTAGGCCCCATGGAATAGTCTGGTTTAATTCGCCACCCTGTCACGGTGGAGATCACGGGTTCAAATCCCGTTGGGGTCGCAGCTAATACGCCCGCACAACTGAAGGCAGGCAGCGTGTGTTACGTATCACAAAACTTTTTTCCCGAAACCTGGTTGTAAATGTCAGTCAGGTCCGCTATAATACTCCACATAACAACGAAAGGAATACAATGGAAAATACTATAGAGGTTCCAACGACCTACAATGCTAATGTTCTTGTTCAATACAAGGACATCACAAACGGTGAAGTTACATTCCCAATTGTCAAGGTGACTGACCTTGAATATAAGTTAGAACGTATCAAAAACCTGGAAGACCACTTGTCTCGCTCACAAGGTACCATTAGAAAGATTATTGATAATCTAACTATGGAGAGTTGGTTTAATCCAAATACAGAAAAAGATGAAGTGCTTCGTGACCTGTGCACAATTCTAGACCACACTCCTCAACAGGAAATGTCTTGGACTGCAACTCTTACAGTATCAGGAACTACTTTGGTAAATCTTGATGAAGTTGAGGACTTTGATATTCGTTATCACATTGGTGACAATTTAGCAGTTGACTCAAATGATTTCGACACCAAGGTTGATTCATGGGATGTTGATTATATCGACAGTCAGGATTGGAACTAATGTATTATCAACTACAAGCACCTAGTGGTGCCGTCTGCAAGGCGGCCTACTGGGAGGCTGAGTTCTCAGGCCTGGACCCATACTATTTAGAAGACAATGCTTTTGAATTAGGAACTGGCAGCATTGAAAAGGTTTCGGCCTTGATTTCTAAGTATAAGTTAGATATACTAGTGGAATCAGATTATCAGCCAACAGGCTACACTAGGAGGTAAAATGGATTACAGAGAAGGTTTTGAAGATGGTGTCAAGTTTACTCGTGAAGTTATTATCAATAACATTCGCAGGTGGGCAGAAGCCCATGATGATGGCGCCGTATTAGATTGGGTTGCAGACAAAATCGAATTTGGGACATTAGACCATGACCTCTGAGGATCTAACTAGATGGATCAAATGTGATTCATGTTCAGCACAAGCTTTATTTCTGGCTAGAGGAACTAGCGGGGAGCTGTATTTCTGTGGCCACCACCGAAATAAGTACAAGGTCCTTGACAACTGGGCCTATGAAATTATAGAATTGAATAAGATTGAGGAAGTTCCTCAAAGACTAGAAACAGAAAGGATATAACATGGGAGACCGTGCAAACTTCGTCTTTGTACAACCAAGCGGAGAGACAATCGTACTATATGGGCACTGGGCAGGCTACAACATGCTAGAGAATTTAGCAGAGGCAGTAGCAAAGGCACAGCCACGTTGGTCGGACCCTTCATATGCTACACGTATCGCAATCAGTAATATGATTGGCGACGCATGGGCTTCGGAAACTGGATGGGGCCTGCAGGTAAATGAAATCTCAGACAATGAGCATAAGATTCCTGTAGTAAACTGGCTCGAATGTACATTCAGTCTTCATGAAGAAGATTCATTCCATAACGAATCTAATAAGGTTCGAGGTATGAAGAACGAAGCAATGTTCACCATGGACCTACGTGCATTTGTTGAGAAATACACGGACGCCAAGATTTTGGTATAATAGAGGTTCACATCTTGTGAGGTGCGGCTACTAGGGTTAGTCACCAAGTCGCTAAGTAAGGCAGCTTTTACTTAATTCCTTTCGTTTGTGCTAGCAGCCTCACATTCTAGGGCCCCTTCGGGGGCCCTTCTTCTTGCCCACAAATACCAGAGGGTATCAAAAACTGTTTACGTTGTCAATTATATTTTTCCCGAAATTGTGAGCTTTTGTGAGATTTGTGATCTAAACCTCATATTCGTGTGAGATATTGTCAAATGTCAGTGGGGGGTTGTATAATATGACAATAACGAAAGGAAATGAAATGCCAAATTGGGTATATAACACTCTAACAATTCAAGGACCTAAAGAGGAAATTGATTATATCAAGGATAGATTGAATCGTCCATTTACATTAGCACAAGAGACTTATGGTATGGGTGATATCTCATCTATGGGTTTCCCCACCAAAATTAAAGAAGTTACTTATAGTAATCCTGTCTTTGCCTTCTTTAATATTCACTCATATAAGGATGATGGCATTACTGATGAGGAATATGCCTGCCAGCCAACACGTTCAGGTGCAGACATAAAAGACCCAAATTGGTTTGCACAAGAAATTGCTCACGCCAAAACTCAGAAAGATTGGTATTCTTGGAATAACACTAACTGGGGAACTAAGTGGGATGTAGCCGTATCAGATGACGATAAGTATCCAAATACAGAATTGCTTGAATATAAATCAGAAGGCGAAGACAACTGGGTTGTATATAAGTATGAAACTGCTTGGTCACCTGCTGTAACTATTCTAACTAAACTATCTAATCTTGTTCCTAATTCTCTTCTTACCCTCGAATTTGAGGAAGAAACAGGTTGGGGTGGGGAATATGAGATTCTTCGTGGCAATGTAACAATCTGTGAAGAATATGAGAACAAATGCAGAGATTGTGATGAAATAGATACATTAGATTATTGCGATAATGATTGTGGTGAGATATGTTCATCTTGTAATTACCTTGGCGAGGCAGACCTTGATTGTGTCAAAGAATGTCAGACCCATAAGATATACTTGGATTCCGAGCATGTCCCTGATTATAGAATGGAGCAAATCAAATGAGTTTCCTAGAAGAAGCCAACATTAACCAAATGGTTATTGATTATGAGATACAAGTAATATCTGAACATCTATTTGAAGAATGGATGAATTCTAATTTAGATGAAGGTTCATTTTATGCAGATTATCAATTTGCAGTAATGTGTGATTCTAAAGAGATTAAACAAGCATTTAATCAATTCTATAATTTAAAGGAGGATGATGAACATTATGTTGGGTTATAAATTACAAGATGTAGAAGAAATGGTAACTGGTTTATTGAATATTCATGAATCTTTACCTGATTCTAGAGATAAAGAAGAAGTTTGGTTAGCCGCCGACTTTTTAATTGGATTAATGGAAGAGGGGCATGTTCAATAATGGAATCAGAATACATTCGTAGAACTGGTCAACTGAAAGAATATATAAAGCTCCATATAATTAGTTTGGAACAAGACCTTGAAGGTATTTCTGAACAAATGGAATCATTAGACCCTGCTAGTAAAGATTATAATGAATTAGATTTTGAATATAATCATATGGCTGGACAGATTCTTAATGCCCGCCACTTTTTGTCAGTGGCGAATGATATACTTGCCGAAACAAACGAGGAGGAATAATGAAAAAAGTAATAGTAGCAATCCTAGTCCTAGGATTAATGCCAATCACAACAACTGTTTCTGAAGCACGGGTTTGTACTTATAAAAGATATCAGATTAAAGATAGTTCTACTAAGTCCTACACCTACTACCGATATGTTACAAAGCGAGTGTGCCGATAATGGAAACATTAGAACTGGAACCACATCTGCAGAAACTTGTAGACATGGGCGAGAGCGGCACAGATATCTTGCACGGTGAACTGAAGCACCTCATGTATGAGGCTGAAAAGGAATACCTGGAGGCCAAAAGAATCGAGGAGGAGAACGACTATGGGGACGCTATGGAATCCATGGAGCGGAAGTACTGGGAGGGCCAGTTAGACGGTCTCTCACACGTATATGCATTAACATATGCAT